TTAAGAATTTATTTATTTTATCTGAAAAGTACCTATCTAACATTTTATGCACTGTTCCCCCTTCTTCTCCACAATGACTCTGAACCATACCGAACAGAATCTATCAAATGATTATCCTTATCCGGATATCCGCTGCAAATATTTCCGTCTTTGTCGCGTTCGTATTCGTACTTCTTGAACTCCTTGCAAGCATTTGGCGTTCTTTTTGGATCAAACACAAGCTTTCTTCTTTGCAGCCACTTCATAGAATACTCAATGCTTCCCGGCCCTTTAATTGCTCCCCTTGCTGGAAGTCCTAAGTCTCTGTAATCATTGATTGATTTAGGCTCGGCAGAATCGCAAGTAATTTCGTAATCATCGTACTGTCTTCGCTTAATTTCATTCGCAGTCCATTCATTTGATTTTTTGTTTTCGTAAATCTCGTCAATGAAATAGATCGTTTCTCTGGCTGAATCATAATAGATTCTGGAGAACGCATATTTATCCGGATACCAGCCCCAGTCAACTCCCTGATAAATTCTATCAAAATGGCTGATCTCTTCGTCCGTGATAGTTCTTTCTTCGATGTATTCAAAGATATTTCCGCCATTTCCGTTGGCTTTTCCTAGATACTCATTTTCGTAAGCATCCGGGTTTACTTCTTTTAGATGTTCAGCATCTGCAAGAAATACGTCGCCAAGCCACTCTTGTTCAATCCCTAAATTAAGGTATGTGCTATGCACAACCATTACATTTTTATCTTTTTCTTCTGCTTCTGCCGTGTACTCATTTGCCCAGTTGTTTTTACTTCTAGGCGGGTTGAATGACTTGAATTTATATGCTTCATTACCACCACGAATAGCAGACTGTTGAATATTTCGGATTTCTTCTGGATTAGAAAACTGATCTAACTCCTCAAACCAGACAATACCGATATATCCAAACTCCGGCTTAATAGACTTAATCTTTAATGGATCGTCAGCGCCACGAAAGTAAATCTTCTGTCCAGTGGGCTTATATGTGATCTCCATGGGAGATACCTTACACGTAAATTCCTCATTTAGATCTAATTTATCAATAGCCCATTTCATCTGAGCATAAACAGAATCTTTGATAGTGTTTCCAACTTTTCGCAGAATCAGAGCGTGCATGTTCGGATTATTCTTCAGCAGTTCCGGTATAATCAATGATATTGTCGATGACTTCATGGATCCACGCCCGCCAGGGAGAATGTATTCGCTATGTTTCTTTTTCCGGATATCTCTAATCATTTTATGAAATACGTCCGGGACAATATCCAGATCAATATGATATTCATTTTGTAATCTGGCTTTTTCTTCTGCTTTCCGCTGCTCTTCTCTGGCTTCTTTTATAGCAAGCGTTTTTTCCAGATCATTCATAGATTTCAGCTGATCGGAGAAATCCGGAGCAAATCCGAATGAATCAGTCAGCTCGCCTCTTGCAATCATGGAACGGCGTTGCTGGATTTCTGCCAGAGACATGATGTCAGTGCCTTTTTGTTTTTCGATGAGAGACTGTTTTTCGGCTATATAGGAAGAAATGTGGGGTTTTGTCAGGTTCTCATTGCCTATATCTCTTGCACTTCTTTCTGCGTATCCTGCTTTTCTTGCGGCATCAGTGGCATTTCCGCCATTCTTTATGTATTCAAGTGCAAACGCTTCCTGTTTAGGCGTTAAGTTCATCTAATCACCTCTGTCTATCCTCATTTTCTGACCGCCTCCCATATTTCTTTAAGGCACATGACCACATCATACTGGGATGCAGTTCGTAATATTTCATAATCGCAATCTTTCCAGTTTCCATGCTTTGTTGGTCTGAACACTGGTGTTGATACGATTGTTACTGTAATCAATCGTTCTTGCTCATGACTATAGAATTGTGATGTTCCGATTTTTATGATTAATCCGGTGGACAATATAGCTTTTTGGAGTTTTCTTGTAACTGCCTTTAAGTTCGCCATATCATCACCTCCAACTGGCTATAAAATCCCATAATACTACTTCTGAGTATATTCTATCACAGGTCAGTAGAAAAGTTGTGGTACATGTTTGAGGAATTTTGTGCTAAAAAAGAGTCGGTAAATACCGACTCTCTAATTTTTATTCATTGCTTTGTAATTTTCTGATCGTCTCACCCTGATCTCCCGGACACCCCATGAAACACTCCGGGCAATGTTCGTAAAATGTGCATCTGATGCAGTCATGTGGACTGATTGAGCTGCAATATTGATACAGCACTGCGAATGCTGATATGGCGAGTTGCGGGGTTATGTCTGGTGGCTTAAACATCATGTTTTTGCTCGCTCTGGTCACTTCCACGTTTTCATCTTTGAATTTTATAGTATCCCCATTACATTTTATCGTAACTTCGTTCTTTTCTCTGTCAATTTCAAGCGTAGGTTTGTTATCTGTCATCTTCTTCACCCCAATCTAATTTCTGTCCACACCTAGTACAGTATTTACTAGCAATATCTATGTTGTAATTACAATTTGGGCAGTTACCGTAAGCACCAACTTTTATTTTTTTGCCTATCCCGAAGTCCATGTATATTTCGCTCAAGTTGTTCACTTTCCTCGGTATCTGCTTTTTTAATGCCTTAACCGCACGTTCCAATGCTTTTCGATATTGAATATATGATCAGCCCTGATTGATTAAATCAATACGTTCCTGTAAGAATTCAATTGCTTCTTCTGGCTTCATATTAATCCTCCCATTCGTTCTCATCAATATCAACAGTTTCCAGATCTGCGAAATCACAACACATTGCGAATCCGTCAATCATTTTCTTCTTAACTCCAAATACCTCTATCATGTGAGAATTATTTTCCATGATTTTTATTATATCTGACTTTTTAACATATTCAGCCATTCTTCATCTCCTCCAACTGTTTTACTGCTTTTCTATAATCCCTATTCGCAGACCGGAACATCATCAAGAGTATTTCAGATACAGGCCTTGTCCGATTTCTTCGCTTTGCTTTTTTGATGCATGTAAGATCATTTGCTTCTGGTACATATATTCCTACATAATGTGGAATTTCAAGGGATACCGCAGCGCATACATCTGCCGGCATAACTAGATAGTTATAATCGCCAACAAAATTCAGCCCATGACCAGAGCGAAAATCTTCAGCTGATGATTTAACCTCATAACAATAGCAGTCACCTTTTTCTATCCCGGACACGCTATTATTCACCGGCACGAACCGCATATAATCCACCCTTACCGCATGATCTGTCGAATAATCGAATGTCACTTCCTTAGCCCAATAAATACGTGGATCATTGTGAGGATTGATTTTCTTTTCGATCATTGCTGATAGTTTTGCTGTAATCTCAGGTCTTGTCATTTTGAATATCCTCCAACTTCTTCTCAGCTTCTTCGCGAGTTAAAAATAAAAATTTGCCAAGACGATCATAATAATTTACAATCTGAATATATTGCAAACCAACTTCGGCTATATAATATTCTTTCCTGCTATCACATTCACATTTACAATCATAGATTTCGCATTTGTTATTTTCCTCACCGTATTCAGTGCATTCTGTCCACCTATAATTTACTTGATACAACACTTTGTTTAAATCATCTGGCAATCTCACAAGCAAGCCCTGTTCTTCTAAGTCCTCGTAAGATGCCAATCTGTCAACTACAACATATCCATCCTCACCTTCAAAGTATGTCTCTCCACATGCGGTGATTGCTTTTTGCCCGAAATCATCAACATATCGCTTCGTTAATCTCTCCATCTACTTCACCTCTCCTGCAATCTCATCAATACATCTATTCCAACCATGCATCTCACCATATTCGTATTCTCCCGGCTTTTCCATTGATTTATATTTCGGCAATGGCTTCAATGGACACCAATCTGGTCTAATGCTCAAATCTGTAATATCTCTTCTATTCGCTCTACAGAATGGGTGAAGTATTCCGCTGCGTAAAGCACATGAAGCACAATATTTTGGTGTATTTATCACTAATACTGATTTACTCATTTTCTCCTACCTCTTTTCTGCAAGAACGCTCCATACTGTGACGGACTGATAACATCTTCCTTTTCTCTGATAGCCAGTCCATATCCGAGTCTTCCATTCTTTTTATTTTCTTCTTTTGTAAACATGGTTGAAATGTCCTTGCCTTTACTCATTCAACTCCACCACCTTTTATAATTTCTATTGCTCTGTTCAGTCCAGCATTGTATCCTTGATGTACATCAGATAAGATACATTCGGATTCGATAAATTTATCTCTTTTCAATTGCTCCATAACCTTGTCCACATCAAAAACTGTCGGCTGTTCGTCAATAACTGCACCTATTGCAAAATCCATATCCGAATTTCCAAGAGAGTCAATTATTTTGTCTGCATCAATCAGTCTACTCATCTGATTCCTCCCTGTGCTTACATTTTAGGTCCTCTAAAAATTACTATCATTGACGGAAACGGTGCGCTATTCTTGCTGTCTCCGAATTTTAACCTTCCTCTTAAAAATCTAATCTCAGATCTGTGATATACAAAATCTTGAAACCACTTCGTGTCTGTCCTTGCCGGAACTAGTAAAACAACGAGCGTATTCTCTTTATGTCCTTCCTGATAGCTTTTTTCAACCCATTGATATATTTCTCTTCCATAGGGTGGGTTGCAAAACACTCGCATTCCTCCCCAATCCTGTATAAGACCATTTTCATTTTTAGTAAAAAATTTCTCGCATTTATGGTTTTTTGCGTCCGCACATGGGTCTAGTGTGAAATCAAACTCTTTGTTTAATTCATCGAAAATATATTTAGGTGTAGCCCATTGATCGGAATTGCTACTAAACAAACTTTTTTCCATTTTGTCCTCTTATTCCTCCCACACTCCCAACAACCGCATCCTCTCATACAGTACAGCGACGGTCTTGCGTCTGTATCCGTAGAAGTCTTTCGGATTCATCGGGATATATCTTTCTTTGCTGATTTTCCTGTAACTTTTCCGGTGTAGGATATTCTCAATTACCATATCCGCTATCACCGTGTTTTTAGGGCAAGCTGACAAGGCAGCACTGGAAAGCAGATATCCGTACTCTGCCGGGAAGTCTTTCAGCATCGTGTTCAGTTTTTCTATGTCCTCTGCCGGAATACCGTAGTCTTTCAGCTTTTTGTTCCTTGTCAGCATACCGTTCTCCTTTCTATTCGTCTGGGTGGTGCTTGTCGTACATGATTGCTACGCATATAAGACCAGCCACTCCGAATATGATTCCAAGCGTAAGTCCTAATAAGAATGTAATCATGGCTCATCCTCCTCAACATAATCTTCGCAATCTTCTGCATATTCATAACTGTCCATATCATCACATTTGCACTGGCAAGAATCATTCTTAGTACAGCAGATGCAGCACTCTGTTTCACCGTCCGGACACTCTAATTTGCAATATCCCATATTTAGCCCTCCTTATATGGTTCTGGAAGTGGCTTCCAGGCGATAACTTTGTACATTTTCGTTCCACCGTGCCCGTCTGAATATTTGTCCCATTCAAGGTATCCGTATTTCTTTTCATTCCAGTATCCGGCATCACCAAATTTTAAATAGTTTGCAATTCCAAAAAGTGTTTCGGGTGCTCCATAGACTTTTTCAAGAGTTACAAGACACTCTTTTTCATCTTCAGGCAATCCCTTACTGACAGGAATCCAGCCGTTTTCTTTCTCGTTATCCATATTTTCGATATAATCCATGATTTTAAGCCCGAACTCATATGTAGTTCCCTCGAAAGGTCTTCCGTAAGGATTTATTGTCCTTTTTATGTAATCATATATTTTACGTTTATCACTCATGCTTCCACCTCTACAAAATGCTTTTCTAACGTTTCTTTCGATATTTCAATCCATCTGTTAACGTTCGCTCCGTCAAGATGAATTTCTCCATCGATAATATTTTCATTTCCTACTTCGTAAACTTCGCCTACCTTAATTTCCATGTATCCGTCAACGTAAAATCCATCACCATCGTATGTATCTAATGTGAACGCCTTCACGCATTTATACTTCATGCTTCTACCTCCACTTCTGTATCTATGTAAAGCCTTTCAACTTTGCGTGTTTTGATATTTGTGCAAGAAACATATCCATCTGTATTTTCGATTACATGTCCAGCTCTATACATTTCACATTTATATTGAAAAACATCTCCATGTTTCAAAGAGCCAATATTGGTCTTGTTCATACTTCTACCTCCGAATCTTCTGGCATCTGAAACAGGATTGATTTTCTTATCTCATTTCCATAGCCTTTTAATACAGCAATTCCATGTGCCACACTTTCTTTTGTATCATAGCTTCCTGTGTATGCTGATCCTGCCAACCCACTGCCAATAATTTCACCGGATTTGTAATCCATGTAAGCCTCCTGAATCATATCCAGTACTTTCATGGCTTTTGCTTTGGTAGAATATTCTCCGAGCAGATAAGTACATCCGGTAGTGTATGATGTTATAGTTGTTTTTACAGATCCTTTCGTAATTTCAATTCCTGCCAAAGTATTAAGATTAATCAATATTTCGCTATCCTGACTTCTGATTAACATTTTGCGTCCTCCTTGTAATTCTCAATCGCAGCTATTTTATTTTCGTACATAGCAATTATGTTTTTAAATCTGCGAATATCATTATTGTATTTTTCCAAGAATGTTTCTTTTGCGAACTGATAATTAGGTTTTTCCAACACAATGTATGGTGTTGGAGAACCAGAAATTTTTCCAATACCTTCTTTTTTCACATATCCAATGTAAAGTCTTTCTGGAAACTGTGTTACTGCTCTGTACGTCTTTGGTTTCTCAATTACCTCACATTCCTCAACTCTGACTTTAAAAACAGCGTCTCCGAATGTTCTAGTTTCCGGATTGAATTCTCTGTCACTGTCTAAAATGTAGAAATATAATTTCATTGCCATCCTCACTTTCCCCATGTAAGTAACTGACACGCTATTGTGCAGTCCTCCATGATTTTATACTCCCATCTTCTTAACCAGATTCTTATTCAATTCCCCTTAACATCAAGCTTAATTTGCTATAACAAGGGCAAATTCTTGTGTGATCGAAAATATCTTCTAGTAAAACGCAATGTGGAAAAAGCTGTTTTACCTCATAGATATGCTCTTTTTCTTCCCCACCACGTTCTACGTATTTGATTCTTTTGCCAACATGCAAATCAAACGTTTTACTTATATATGCTTTAAGCCCATATATGTTCACTTTGCTCATTTTTGTGTACCAATCCTTCCTTAAAAGCCACTATTGCAGCTTCCTTACTGTGATGTATTTTTGTAATGGTTTTACATTCTGTGCATTCGCACCAATATAAATTTCCTCCACAATGCCGGTTATAATCTGTGAAAACATGAAAACGATTCCCGCATTTAGGGCAAATCCTACTTTTACCATTTTCAACATTAATTCCCATTCTTTCATTAAACATCGAACATTTCCTCATCTTCATCGTCAGAATCGAAATCTGGCGTTTCTTCTACATCAGTTACTTTCCATTTCGACATGTTCTTTCCTCGCTCAATCAGTTCTGCCCTCTGCTCTTCTGTCAGTTTTCTCGGAGCTCGTAAATTCGGCACGTATTTTCTTGGTACATGAGCGAAAATTGAGCCATCTTTGTTGATTGCGATAACTTTCACATCTTCCGGATTTTCTTCTTTCAATTTAAGTGTTCGATTCTTTAAAGTACTTCCGTTGTACGCTGATACCTCAGCATAATCACTTCCACGTATCCATGCGATACTACATTCATTGCAATTCTCTGCCATTATTTTCCCTCCACTTTTAATATTTTTCTCAACTTCGATGTGAGTAAGTCAAACTGTGCAAGCATGTCTTTGTCTTTGTGCTTTCTAACAGTGATATCGTCTTCCGAATCATCCAGGTAATATTCACCATTAATAGGTTCTCTGTAGTCTATTTTTGATTTGAAGTCCCACCCGGAAAGGTTGAACCTTTCAACGGCTTCTTTCCGGGTAAGAGTATCTACAAATGTTCCATCTAAAGTGTACAGATCGTAAAGCTTCATCTTTCGTTCTTTCTTATCAGCCGGTATTTTCTGTGAGAATTGCTCCCCGAAAATTCAATCAGTCCATCATCCGCAAACTGACGTAAATGTCTCTGAACTGCACTGGGGCTTAAGTCCAATTCATCAGCTATCGTTTTAATCTGCGGCATTTCGCCTTTGCGTTTTTCGTATTTTACGATGAAATAATAAATATCTTTACGATTCTGCTCGTATTCCTTATGTTTTCTGCTCTTTATTTCACGTATGGTCATTTCTCGTAGTTCCTTTCATCAAGCATTTCTTTGAATTTCTCAAAGGCTTTGATTGAAGTTTTGTTGTTCTGCTTTTCTGGCTTCAGGGTGACTTGCAAATGAGTATCAATGATGTGCGATAAATCACGAGCCAGAGTTTTCTTGCCTTGTTGGATACCATCACGATATCCTTTTGCCGGTCGGTAATCAGCAATCTTTTCTTTCCCTTCATCCTGTCCACCACCAGTCTTGTTTTTCACAATCCATCCGGCATCAATGGCTTTCTGGATGTATTCTCGTTCTTTTTCATCAAGCTGTGATACCGGACAGTGAAAGAAATCAATCTTGTAACCACCCTTATTCTCTTCCGAATACAGCCCATGTGCTTTCATGGAGCGATCAATATGCTGTTCGTATCCTGACATATGTTGCGCCAGTCTGGTAAGAAGTTTTACTGACTGCCCGATATATCCATGGGTTTCGGTACGCCAGAGTATATATATTCCGGTTCCTTCATCCAGTTTCGGATTTACTTTCAGAAGTTTCTTCTTGTTGCTAGCTTCAATGGCTTTCGCCCGTCTGAATTTCTTGTAATCCAACCGAAGCTACTCCTTAGCTAAACGGTAAATCCGGATCGTAAGCCGGTTCAACAAATGTGTCACTTGCCGGTGCTGGCGGTGGAACTGTGCCGATGTTTTCGGACTGGTTGCTTCTACCCTTGCTTTCCACAAACTCATGTGTTTCTACCAGACAGTCATTTGTGTAAATCTTCTTTCCGTCAGTGTCCGTATAGTTTCCGGTCTGCCAACTTCCGATGACTGCAATTTTCATTCCTTTATGCAGGTATTTTTCGGCAAACTCTCCATTTTTACCAAGTGCAACGCAATTTATGAAATCTGCTTTCCGCTCATTATCTTTACGATACTGTCTTTCTACTGCAAGAGTGTATCTGGCAATGGTTATGTTGTTAGTTCCGGTCCGTATGTCCGGGTCTTTCACTAATCGGCCGATCAAAATTACTTTGTTCATGCTATTTCTCCTTATAAGCTTTAGGCATCGGCATCCACGCCGAAACCGTATATTTTATCTCTCTTCCGACTCCAACATCCGCCCATTCGCCGTTTCCAATGTATCTCAGAGATGTTGGCCATTCAGCACCCTTGATTGTTACCGTGTACTGCGGAAGTTCCTCGATATCAACATCTTCGTCTGGCTCCGGTGGTAACATTAATTCTGTCGGAATCCATTCAATCACCGGATTATAGGATACAAAACATTCCTTTGCCTTTTCCAGTGCATCATTCCATCCTCTGTCGTACAAACTGGATATTGAAGAGATTTCCTTTTTGTTTTTGTCCAGAACATTAATTAAAATCTGCATCCTGTCACTCCTTTTTGTCTTCGTAAAAACTCAAGTAATCAAACCACTGGTCTTTGATAAAATGTCCGATGATTTTCACTGAGTTTCCCCATCCCTTTGTTGCAACCCGAACATGCTTTCCTTTTAAATTCACAAGATCTTCAACGCCAACTACATCCATAATTCGCATGATTGCTTCCATTCCAGAAGCAGAACCTTTAAATTCTTTGGCTCCCAAATATCCATGTCCAAGAACATAGCCGCCGTAAACGACTCCCCAGCCGCCACCGTTCAGCGTAAGGTCAAGTGACAATACTCCGTGATCTCTGAAATTTAATGATACATTTGTAATTTCAGCGTTTTGAAGTTTATATCCATCCGCCAGTAAAAGTCCTTCTGTCCATTCTTTCAATTTTATTCCTCCTCGTAATCATTACAGTACAGCGATCCGTAATCCCAGGCTAATGTGCAGCCTCTACGGTATTTGCATTTATCACAATCGGACATTTCCATGCTATTCCTCCCTTTATTTATGAAGCTGTGTTATTTTCTTTGTTATCCTCAATTGCTTTTCCGATGCAAGCCATAACAGGCATAGAATCAAGCAAACATTCTCTTTCCACTATGTTCGTTCCGTCTTTGCAGTGCCAATGTCCGGCAATGTACAGGCTTGCATTTGCAGACATAATATCTGTTTTTTTGTCCCAATATTTGATGTGGATTTCATATGCGCACCCCGGACTGATCGGATATACATAAATCCCTAATGTTTTCTCTTTCCAATTTTCAAATTTTTCCATAATTTTCTCCTTTCAAAATGGAAACAAGTTCAAATTAACTTCCAGCCCAGCCCGTCCAATCTGAACCATAACATCATCCCCAGCAACTTCTTTGACTTCTTTAAACATCTTTTCAGTATCCGAAGCATCACCGCTCAAATGTACCAGTGCTATCGTTTTGAGCGATTCTGTGAGATTTTCCTTAATGAATTGCTTACAAGTTGACAAAGAACAATGCCCGGTGATCTGGTGCTTCCACTTCGGGTTGTTTCTGTCTATCAGCTCCTCGCAGTAATTACAACCAATAACCAAGTGGTTAAGTTCCATTGATTTGAATTTGTACCGGCAATGTTCAAAGTCTGTCAGGTAAAGAAGCTTTCCCATTTCCTCATGTTCCACTAGATACCCGAAGTTCGGACATGGCTCTTTATTTGCAGAAGTGTGTGGCAGACTAAACGGAACTGCGCTGAAGGAACCGATTTTGAAGTATTTCTTTTCAGCAACAGCCTTCATAGTTCCGTCCGTTATGCCTAAGTTTTTGATTGTTTCTTGCCCGGTATAAACTGTGATTCCGGCTTTCATGATTTCATGAACAGCTTCGGTGTGATCGCCTTAACCATGTTCATGTGAAATAAGCACACCGGAAACATTGTTTATCTGGTAGTCAATCCCTCTGAGGATTTTCTTGTACTTGCATCCGCAGTCAAGAAGAACAATCTCGCCTGTCCTTGACTGCAAAGCGTAACAGTTTCCTTTTGTGCTTCCTGTTGAAATTACTCGCATGAACACTGGAATCACCTCCTTTTCTTTCTGCAAAATTAATACCGATTATTTTATAATCCCGCTACATTTAAAGCTGCGGCAATTTCTTTGATGCTATCTCTTATTTTTAGTGGAAGAACGTAGTCTCCATTTTCGTTTTTTAAATCCATTACATTGGGAAGATTTTCTCTAAGAAGCCTTAATTCGTATCTTCCCAAGAAAGTCGATTCCAATTTTGTTTTTCCTTCTTTTGGAAGAATGACTATTGGTTTGTTTGAAATATATGCATATATAACCATGCTCATTGCTTCTTTCGCCTGTTCTTCTGTTGAGTAAGCAGCCATAATTGTTCCTTTTTCACCGGTCTCTGGAATATATGCTCTTATGATATTTTCAGCTCTGCTTAATGAAGCATTTTCGTAAGGAATGTCAATATCTCCCGTCTGACTAATTAATCTCATTTCATTCTCCTTTCAATTTCCAAATCCATACTGTGGCATAATTTGATGCAGTTTCCGTGTAGCATATGGTTCTTACATGCTCCGTACTTTTCGTTGAATTTCTCAACCGGCATCTTTTCTTCGTTTACTGCACGAACCCATCTACGAACCTTTTTCTGAGTATTTCTTTTTCTGTCACCACGTAATTTTCTGATATATTTCCCCTCATCAGTCACATAATGATGAAATCCAAGATAACACAGTCCCATTCGGAACGGTACGATCTGCGACTTCGGGTTTAATTCCAAGCCAAGGCTTCCAATAATCATTCGGACTGCTTCAAGAATTTCTCTGGCGATGTCTTTTGTTTTACACAACACATAAAAATCGTCGTTATATCGTCCGTAATATGGATTTCCAAATTCAATCGTTATCATCTGATCTAGCGAATGAAGTAGTAGCAATGCATATTTCAGGTTTACCTGGTTCCCTAATGGCAGTCCTGGATTTCCTGTGCTATCAATAAATAAATGATTCAGCCAGATTGCAAAATCATCATCAAAATAGTAGTCAAGTACGTCTTTCATTATTTCATGATCTATGCTGTAAAAATATTTATGAATATCACATTTTACAATCCATCCATTTATTCCATTCTTTTCATAGAAATTCAACATCTGCTCCTTTAAACCGTCCATTGCCATATGTTGTCCTTTTCCCTGTTGTCCAGCGGTATTCCATTTAATCAGAATTTTTTCAAGCTTCGGAGTCAGAATATAATCGGAAAAGCATCTCTGCACTACTTTATCCTTGAATGCACATGATTCTATTGTACGTTCTTTTGGCTCGTGGATTTGAAACTTATTATATGGATTTATGGTATACGTTTGGCTTTCCAACTGTTCTTTTAGAAGGTGAATGCCTTCAAGAGATAAATTAGAAAACCTTGCAGTGCCTGAGTTAAATTTTTTACCGCTTTTAACCTTCTTGTAAGAACGATATAAATTCTCAAAATTTGCAACAATTTCTTTATCCATTGTTTTTGTTCCTTTATATTTATCCATTCCGGAAAGGTTATGCATTTACTTGTATCTTTACTGATTTCAGCTTTGCGCTTACTCTGTCTGCCTGTGATCCAGGTTGGGCGAACACCGTTACTGTTGTTGTAGTTATTTTTGTTGATGTTGCCGGAAGGCGAAACAACGGTATTGCAACGCATAACCCAAGTTGTTACCTGCTTCTGTCTTTTGTTCTCCAAGCGATTGCCATATGTTTCACATCCATGACCATTTTTGACCACGCTTCCATACTCCCTGAATTTATGATATTCAGTTCATAAGAAAGCTCTATAAAATACATAAGTTCATCGCAATGTGTAATTGCTTTTGTCTGAAGCTCCAATCTTTCTCTTTTATAATCTTTTATGTCTGTTCGGTTAGCTTCAAAAAGCATTTCATATATTTCCAGGGCTTTATTTTGTATTTTATCCACAAGAGAAAATCTGAATTTCTTTGGATATCTACGTGCATTGCTGGTCATAATTAACGTATGCTTGGCTAATTGCTTCGCTTTTGTGATAACTCTTAAATCTTCATTTGCCATCATTTATCGTTCTTTGATTCAAAGATAGAAGAAGAAAAGATACAAACTGGGCGAACACCGCCACTGCTGATGTAGCTCAATTTCGCCGATGCCGCCGGAAGGCGAATCAACGGTAAGTGTTGAGATGTAACCATTTGCTGGTGTGCTCCATGGCGTAATCAACCACCACCAGCCATTCGTATTCGGCAGTAATTTGCGATATTTCCGATACTCATCCACGGTCAAAAGTGAAATCTTATCTTCACAATGCCCGTATTCTGTCTGGCCGTCCAGTGAAAGTAAATCGCGATCAAATTCAACAACTGCATCTTCCCCCAACTCTTCTGTGATTTTCTTAAGAAAAGAATCGTTTAATTCTTTTCTAAGATCGCTCTCGATCCAATTATTTGAATCTGAATCAAATGTTCTTTCTTTTCCATCGAATCCATTCAAAACGGCAAAATATCCTTTTTCTGTCTTCTTCAAAATCATCCATTCCATTCCGGCAATTTCTATCGTTTTTCCAATTTCCGGTTTTTCCATATGCTGCTTTTTATATTCGTCAAATTCTTTGTTGATACGGTTTAATTCGTTTTCAAAATATTTCAGATTTTTCTTCATTTTCATTCCTCCACTTTGGATACAAAGATATTAGATTTTAAGATACAAACTGGGCGAACCCCGCCACTGAGGTTGTAGCTACCTTTGTTGAAGTAGCCGGAAGGCGAAGCAACGGCAAGCGCATATTTCCATCCTCTTTCCTCTGTGCTCCATGCAGAGCAAGTCCAATAGGAATCATCCAATTCATCATTTGGCGTCAGTTCTGTGTATTTACGCACTTCATCAAACGTCAGTGGTCTAATTTTGCATTCCGTTTCTCCGATTTTCTGTCCATCCACGGTGATCAAATCTACTATGTCAGTTTCGATGTTCTCTTCTCCAAACTCTTCTTCAAAATCTTTCAGGATTTCAGTATCACAGAGTTTCTTCAAGGATGATTTGTTGTAGTCAATTGTATCATCATCAAATTTCACATTCTCTTTCACGAATCCGAGTGAAATGATCTTGGTATGCTCTGTGTACTGTTCCAAGACCTTGTATTTTCGCTTTCCGGTAGTCTGGAAGATATCTCCCGAATTAAGTTCCGATAATCTCACCTTGCATGATTTTTCCTGCTTTTCCAGAAGCTCAACCAGTTCCTTTGCTTTCTTTAAAATTTCACTATTATTCATATCACATTTCCTCCTGCTTCATAAAATCTGGAATCTCTGGTTCTTTGCCTGCTGCCGGGACCGGTTCTTTCTCTACCGTCTGGACAGTTTCTGCGACCGTTGACTGTTTCGGCTGTTCCTCGATTGTCATTGGCTCTGGGATGAATTCTTCAGTGTTGGCGTTCTTCTTAATATCTTGCTCGACCGCTTTTTCTAAGTCGTAAACTTTGTAGTCTGCATCTGCGATTTCAATAGCCTCATCTGTTGTGTAAAGGCCGTTTGAAAGCTCCGGGCAATTCATTCTTGAGAAAAAAGAAGCTGCTCTGTATCTCAACATTACCTGTGGCATCGTAATCCATTTTGAACCATTTTTCTTTGTCCATCCCTCGGCATTTGCCATGTCCATCGTCACTTCAATTCCTGTTACTTTACGTCCATCCTTTTCAGTCCAACAAGTACAAGAATAAGGCTTTCCGTTTTTATCTCTCTTTTCATCAAACTGCAATTCCATATCGTATTTACCGGAACTGTTAATCATTGCAATCAAGAATGTGGCTCTCCATGCCGGTCTGCCCTGAATGACATCAAGATTCTGCATAACCGTGAGAGGGCTTGTTTTCAGGCGATTTGCCATGTCGATTGCTACAAGACCATTTGCAAAATTTCCCTGATATTCTCGAGGAACGATTGTTGACTGAGCAAAGGCCTTTGCCATCTGGGTTGCCATTGTAAAGTTGTCGGAACTTCCGAAGATTCCCAAACTAAAATCTGTGTTCAGTTTCACCGGTGTTCTCTTTTCCTGATTCTGTGCTGCTACTGCATTTTTGTTTTCTGACATTTTAATTCTCCTTTTCATTATTTTTAGTTTCTTTCGTTACCGTGTGCTTTCACATGGTTCTTAAACCTCAAACACGGTATTTAGTGAGTGGATATCCCCCTCACTTTTCGGTTGTGAAATCGCCTGTGACTTGAATAAGTCATTTTTTTTTCTGCTATTCTTAAACAGATATATCTTTTTATATCGGCATCGGAACAGCTAGGCTGTCGCCAAACAAGTTTCTAGCTGTTCCCTTTTCTTTAAATTCCTTTTACTTCCAACTCACCCTCAGAAACCTTGAGCAAAATCATCTGTGTATCTAATTTGGGAATCCTGTCCGAATTTATGCTTTCGGTATCGTCAACCCAAACCGGAAGCCGTAAGTCGTTCATCTCCTGCAAACCCATCACAAGGTCAATGTCGCAAAGAATCCGGTCGCTGTGATTCAGACCGTTTGCGTAATCAATGCCGTTGCAGATCATCCGGCAAGTTTCCATCGGTTCTCCGTCCTGTGTGTAGTCAAGGAACTGGAAGTGGAAGTGTTTGAAGTGCGGATTAATCACTGCTGCCAGTGCCTTATTTTTCTCAATGGAATAGTCAGTCAGCTGATCTACCTTCTGCTGAATGTTCGCCTGCTTCTGCGAAAGCTTTTTCTGCTCTTCCTGCAATGCTTCAAGGTTGTTGGCTTTTTCCTCAAGCCTTGCAGTCTGAGTTTTAATCTTTGCTTCAACATCTCTGAGTTTTGCTTCCAGAGAATGACGGTTATTGCTTAATAAAATCCTGTCATTTTCACCGTTTCCGATGCCATTGAGACTTTCTTCCAGTGCTGAAATTTTGTCGCAAACAGCCTTGTATTCTTCATCACCAGACATATCCGGTTTTGGAATCGGTTTCTCTGTTTCCTTTTCTGTTTCTGCAATTTCAAGCGCCAGAGATGTTATCTCTTTCTTGGCAGCTTCGATAGCTGCTTCAGCTTCTTTCTTTGCTTTATTCGCTGTTTTCAATCCCTCGGAAGCTTCATTGCCGTCCTCAGTGATCTGCTCCAGTTTGGTTCGTTTGTTTTTCTCAAACTGTTCTTTCTCTCCTAATTTTTTGGATATCCTGGTCTGTCTATTAAACTCAAACTTGCGTTTCGCAGTTTCCACCTGTTCTTCCGGAAGTGTCTGTCCGCATGTCGGGCAAACAGCTGCTGCCAGATCAAACTCTTCTCCGCGAATTGCAGTAAGGTCGGTATCGCCGTCCCACTTTTCTTTTAATGCTTCCGTATATTTCTTTTTAGCCTGTGCCAATGCTACTTTGTAGCGTTCAATTCCTTTGTTGGCGTGTTCCAAATCCATTTCGGCAAGCCTTAATTTGTTCTCGGCGTTTTTCTTGTCGGATTTCAGCGTATATAATAAGGAAGTTATTCTGTCATGGTTTTCTCTGGCTGTTTTACCAGTTTTCTCAACCAGTGCGTCACGTGAACGCTTCAGCCCTGCCAGCTCAATAGAAATCCGGTCGTATTCTCTTGAAGCATCACAGAGTACTTTCTCTTGCTTCTCGTTTTCTTTCAGCAAGTCAAGAAGATCGTCCCTCTGTGCCGGAAGTGTTTCATCGCATTCAACCTGTCGCCCCTGTTCTTTCCTGATCTGCTTTGCAATATCATCAACATCTGACTTGGCTCTTCTCAGGTCTCTTCTGCGGGCTTTTAAGATTTCTTCGATAGAATCTCCTTCTACACCTTCGTTCTTTATCCATTCATATTCCGGATGCTCTGCTCTGAACTGCGATTCACTGAATCCAGCTATTCCTCCCAGTGTTTCCCTTGCTTTTGCTGTTGCTTTCTGGATCTCGTTCAAGAACACTCTGGCGTTGCTGCACATGGCAATCGTATCAGGATCGGCAATCCTTCTAAGAATCTCCATATACTCGGTTTTGTTCCGCTTAATTCCGTTGACGTAATATTCAACCGTATTGGATGATTTTCCTTTCTTGGTCTTTTTCTGGACAACATATTCCGTCCCGTCAACGTCAATAACCAGTTCTCTCACTACTGGATCGTCAACTTCTTCACCGTCAATCTTCCGGCGGATATTGTTCGGAAGTGTTCCATCCGCCAGTTTCCCGGTCAGGACATCAAAATATGCGTCCATTAAGGAAGATTTACCCTGTCTGTTTCTCCCAGAAACCTCTGTTCTTTCTGAGAAATCAAGTTCTATTGCTTCAAATTTTTTATAATTTTCAACGCTTAACTTTTTCAAAGTCACCTTTTTCATCTTTGATTTCCTCCATCTCTATTACTGAAACTTCGTATGCTGTTTTTCTAACATAAGAACCATCTGGCTGTTTTTTCCAGTAATCACGGCTCTGCATACGCCCCTTTAATCTAACTTTTGTCCCTACTTTCCATTCAGAAGCTTTCACCGCCAAATCTCTCCATGAAATACAAGAAATGTACTCTGACCGTCTGTACCCATTGATTGCCACACAAATTTCACAGAGTGTCCTTCCTAACGGTGTTTCTCTCAGCACTGGCTTCTTGCAAATATTTGCAGTCATTTCTACTGTATTCACAAGAAGCGTTCCTTCCGTGCTGACATCATATGCTTCCAGATACATATACTTTTTCTCTTGGTGGTCTGCTCTGACCCATTTGGAACGGATTCTTCCCGAAACCTTTATCCAATTCCATTCCCGGAACGTACCTTTGAGTCTGTTTGGGATTTCAACAATGATATCGTCCGGTGTTCCGCTGAACCGGTCACTTCTGACGACTAGAAAGCTTTTGCCCTTCCTTGGCTTAAATTTGACTTCCGCCGAATCAGTTACGAATCCGGTCAATGTTGCTCTGTTTAAATCTTGCATTTCTATTCTCTTTTTCCTTCCTTTTAATGTCGTGCACGAAGTCGTTGATTTTAAGCATCACTGCCAGTCCGGCTGTACTCATTAAGATATAATCCAATGCTAGAATCGTGAGTGCGTCCAAATCAGTCACGGCCCAGCATACGGTAAAGAATACGATTGCCAGACCAGAAACTCCGAACACTGCAAGCCCTTCTAAATAAGTTCTCACTATTTTCCTTTCCCCAGCAATCTCATTGCCAGCACTGTAGTCAGCAGAGCAATGATTGCCAGATCTTTGTTCCTTGCTTCCTTCTCAAGGTCTTTGATGATCTCAGAAGCAAGTGTTTTACCAGTTTCCTTAGTGATTTTAGACATTAAAAATGCCCTCCTGTGTTTTTATTTGTCAAATACAGGAAGGTGTGATATAATCAACCTGTATTTAACTTACTCAAGCTAAGTTAGATACGTGCTCCGGTTGGTGTTCCTGCACCGCCGGGGCTGCTTACAACCTAAATGCCTAACATGGCAGCCAGAACGTTTTTGTCTACGTAATTGCTATCTGAAGCATCAAGATAAGCTTCAACAGCTTTCACTCTGCCTGCCAACAGGGCATATTCTTCTTCAACGGTCTCCGGGATAAAATCCACGGAGCTTTCTTTTTCTACAGCCATCAATTTTCTTTCTCCTTTTCACAGTATGGACACGGGGCATTAAGTAACAGGTTGTTCAGCACCGCTTTTACAGATACAAAGTTTTCTTCCATATCACGTAACACTTCACACACATTGTAATATTTTCTGCTTCCTTCAGCCGTTGTGATGCCGACGCATATCGTGCGATATGTTCCTAACTTTTCACTGTTGAAAGTATTACATTCAAAGCACACACTCGCTTCTGGAACTGTGTCCTGTGCTTTCCGGCACATTCCGTATAAGGTATCAGCATAAATGTTAAATTTCTCTGCTTTTGTCATTTGTCCGCTCCCATCCCGGCGTTTACCGCCTTAAAAATCATCTGTTTTGTTTTTTCCTCTCCGAACGCTTTGGAAAAGGAACTGTAGGTACGAGATACGATTTCCGATAGATCATGGATAACTTCATTTCCCGCACCGTTGATTGATACGTTTCCTTTTTCACATTTAATCATCTGATTTTTACCTCCTGATTGTTTCTTTTTTAGTTTGCCATTTTCTTTTTGCGATGTGATATAATATTCTCCGAAGGGAGGTGTAAAAATGACCGATAATGAAAAACGTGCACATGATTTAGCCGTTGCAGTTTGCATTGACGCGTGCCATTTAAAACGTCAAGCTCAAATTGATTCAGGCAAAGTTCATGTCACTGTCGATTATTTCGAAGAATACACAAACGCTTATGAATCTGCGTTAGAAGCATTCAACGAAAAATATCCATCTGGCAAATAGGTTTCTTATTAATCAAACATGTTAAGGAAATAGGTTTCTTTGATGTTCGTACCATCTTGGAAACCTTTTTCTTTTTCTTTTTTTTACTCATAAAATTCGCTCCTTTACAATTAATCTTCTTCGTCAATATCACGAATGGAGTTCTGAACAGCAGAATTAATTCCACTTGCAACGCATTCGGTAATTGTCTTTCCGTTGACTTTTGCTGTGTGCGTTACTTTTTTCGTTCTTGTAGGTGCAATCTCTTTTCGAATGGCTTTAAGTTTTTCCAAAATCTGCTCGAGTAATGCGTTTGTTTCTTCCAACATATCATTTCCTTTCTGTGGTATAATCTCCTTATGGAAAGGAGGTGTTTGTTAAATGGTGTATTCTGGCTTTTGTGTAAAACAGAACAAGGATTATTTTGTCGAATTTACTCAAATTTCCGTTTCTTCTTTAGAAGATAAGAGCCCAAAATCTATTAACGGAAGATTAAAATGTAAATATGCCGGTTTTACAGGTTGTTGTAATCGTGCCAGTGATTGTTCAATTCTGCAAAATCTCAGTAAGTAATCCTCACGGCTCTCTGAAATATGGGGGCCTATTCTTTTGTGCCAAACTCAACTGGCATTTCCTGTCCTTTGAATCTAATGCTTTCGATTTCTCCGATGCCTTTCTGGTTCACCTGCAATGTCTGCAAGTCTGTGGATAAATTTAAGGCATTCAGATCAATTGAAAGAATAGGAACGGAATCACCAACTCCCTGTTTTAATTCGAAGCTTCTTACTCCCTCAAGTTTGTGGCCGTCTACAAGAATTTCTGTGAAGATTCCTTTTTCACCGTCTACCTGACGGATTTCAATTTTCGATGCTTTCATACGGTTCCTTTCTATTGTTTTTCTTTTCTTATCTACCTATAATGTATTTACAGGCACCGCCATGCCGAGTAAAATGAAAGGAGATAAACACTTGCTAATTCAAAATGAAAATGACCTGCCTGGTCTTTTGATTCAAAATGCTACCAATGATTTCATGAATCAATACGACCTATTACAGTTATCTGGTCTCGATCACCAGACGTACAACTACTACGTGAAATCTCTTAAATCTCGAAGTCTTGTAAATACTGACTTAGCCAATATATACTTGACTGATTTAGGGAAAAACTCCTATGTTTCCAAACAAGACAAAGCAAAGAAATCACTTTTTAATTTTTCCAAACTTTCTCTCAAATTCATTATCAAAACATCCCTTGGTATTGGAGTCGCGCTTCTGACTGCTTTCCTTATCTGGTATTTCGGTTGGAATTAATCCAAGCGTTTTGAGTATCAGTAGGATGTTGTAAACCGGAATATCTGGCATCCCTTTCATAAACAGGTTAATCTCACAGAGGTCTGAATACTGTTCGTCCGTAATGTGGATGCCGATATTCTCTAAATCCTCTTTGAATGTAGAAAACTGTTCTGCCACTGCCTCGTCCTCCCTACATCGTCACCTGCGCATTACAGTCACGAATCATTATTTTCGTGTTCATACATGGTTCCCACTCTTTGATATAATCAACCGCTTCCATATATTTCAGCTTCGGAATATTGTTTCTGGCATTTACATCGAAGTATGTTTTGATATCACGGTTACATTCTGCAAAAACTTTCTTCCCAATCTCTACATAGGCATTTGACTTCTTGCCGCCAAGGATTTCAATGACAACCTGTGACACCAGATCGCCAAGATGCTTCTGCTGACCATAGTCAATGGTCATGGTATTCTCAAGCTTCTCGATTCTCTCTTCATGATTTTCGTTGCCACGTGCAAGTAACTGAATTTGTTCGGCAAGTGTCATTGGCTTCTGATAAGAGCCTGTCTTTCGAATTGTTGGAAGAACTTCACTTGTTACCCAATGTTTGAATCTCTTAGCTGAATCGAGCTTGCTTCCGAATATTAATGCGTATAATCCAGATTCGTTGATTACAACCTGATTTGGGTTGCCTCTTTTTCCGTCGGAAATCACGACGGTATTCTTATCCTCTTCAGAAATATGTGTTGCAAGAGCATCTCTTGTATTGGAATATCCCAGTGCTTCTGCCACATCCTTTCCGACAAACCAAGGTTCATTGCCAATAGTCACTGTTCGGATTTCTCCAAACTCTTCCGAATTAAAAATCTGTAATTCGTTCATACTGCTCCTTTCTAATTCAATTTAATTGAATTTATTAGGCACAAAAATAAAATCCATAGGGATTCCAGAAAGTTCACTCATTTTTCTGAGCTGAGATAATGTAGGTTCAGTTTTTCCTTTCTCCCAGTTAACCACTGTGACATTGGAAATACCGAATATTTCAGCCCATTCTTTCTGATTGTATCCAGCATTAACACGAACTGCTTCTAACGAAATTTTTGGCATTTGCTCATCTCCTTTCTTAACTCATGGACTTATTATAATTCAATCAGATTGAATTGTCAACACCAAAATTCAAATTAATTGAATTTGCTATTGAATTTAATTTAATTATGGTGTAAAATACTAGGTATGAGGAGGATAATAGAATTATGACAGACGAAGAACAAAAGAGGATATTTTCAAACAACCTTAATAGGTATATTTTGAAAAGTGGAAAACAGCAAAAAGAAGTTGCTGAAGCTATTGGTGCAAACACGTCTACATTTAATATGTGGTGCAAAGGTAATTCTATGCCAGGTACTGGAAAGATTAGGGCTTTAGCAGATTATTTCCGTATAGGAATGTCAGATTTAACAGATATGAAAGAGAATCACGATCCTGATATTGAATTCGGAGATGTGATTACAAAAATCGAGCAGTCAGACCCTCGTTTCAAAAGAATTATTCTTGAATACGATAATCTGCCACCCGATAAAAAAGATTTGCTGTGTGATTTTTTTGAAAAATTTGTTTTTTAAGATGCAAGGGCGGGAATTATCTTCCTGCCCTTTCTTCGTCATATGCTCTTTTTACGCATCCATAAATAAACTTTATTATTGATTCATTATGTATTTTTTGTATCATTTCAATAATCTCTTTCTTATAGTCCATAAAATAACCCTCCCTGTTTGCAAACTACTGCCTACATTAAAGTATATGCTCGATTAGCAGATGGAATGCCACGAACTTATGTTTGCATTATATCCTATAATATGTCTAATAAAGCGGAATAAGTGGGATGAAACAATATTTCCACGAGGTAATTGCCAATGGTATACCGGAATATTTACAATCGCATAGAAATTATTCGTGATAACAAAGGTAAAATCATTCCTCTTTGGAGCAAAATAAAATACAAGCATAGGAATATGCTGCATCTGTTTCGTGACATTTCTTTTGACTGTTGGTTGTCTGTGCATATGTTGTTCGGAACAAATGCTAGTACCTCTGTTTGTATATTCTTCTACGCATACCGGTGAACTGATGATGTAGTTGACGTATAATATAATTCCGATAATGGCCAGAATTTGTTTGAATGTTTTCATTGATAACACCTCGAATTTTATTATATTTCACTATACTACTTGTGCTTTAAATGATATAATATATACAAATTTTACTAAGGAGGATTTACTATGAAAAAGCATTTAAAATTATTAGCGGTGCTTGGTGTCACAAGCATTTTGGTTTCATCCACTTCTATCCCGACGTTTGCAGAAGACTTTGTTTTATATGATGAAAACGGAGTACACGTCGAAACAAAAGGCTTAACAGAGTCGCCATCAAAAGGAACCATTGGTTTGTATATCGAAAACAATTCTGATCTGAATTTAGGTATTGCACCTTACGCTTATGCCATAAACGGCATCATGGCTGGTGGTGACCAATATGGTCTTAATTCTGCCGATGTTGCACCAGGTAAAAAAGCAAATTCTACTATAGAACTTACCAGTGCTTGGGAAAAAACCAATTTTTATAAAGATTATCAAATGGATGAATTGAGCAGCTTCGATATTTTGCTGTGGGCTTATGATAATTCAAAAAGCTTTAAAGCTTTCGATAGTGGTCAGGTGCATGTTGATGTAACTGGAGCCACGGAAACATCTTCACCTGTGTTAAGTAACGTTCAAAACATATATGATAAAGATGGTATTAGCGTTGATTTTGTATCATCAAAAGAGAACAGTTTCACGTTTTGCATCACGAATACAACTGGTCAGTATTTTGTTTACGATGTAGTTTCTGAAACTTATAATGACTTTACAACTTCCGATGTGAATTATGAACTGTGCAACAAATATTTGCTGAATAATTGTAAAACAATTATAACCTTAACTCCAACTGACGATTTCCTTTCAATGAACGAGATTTCTGAAATATCAAAAGTAGATTTCGCATTAACAATCAGACCGTTGGCTGAATATGAAGGTGAATATACTACAGATTTAATATCATATCAGAAGTAAAATATAATTTTCTCATATCTTTTATTTATGGACTGACTGCCGGATATTTAAGCACTTTTATTAACACAGGAGAGCAGCTTTGGTAAATTTCCGGCAATTCAGCCCATTTACAGTATTAAACTGCTGTAGTATAATATCTGTATAAATACTATCTACATTGTAAATTCTACAACATTTCACCGTAAAAATTGGTAAATTGAATAAATAGCATGTTTTCGCATAACGAAAAAAGGGTGTGATATAAATGCGAATAGCGATACTTGACGATAACCAGCTTGATATTGATTATTTCAAGGCAAGGGCTGAGTCATTTTTGAAGAAAAAGGGCGACAGAACGTACCAGATTTCAGAATACACTTCTGGTGTCCCTCTTGTGGATGATGTGAAAGACGGTGAATGGTTTGACTTGATCGTGTTGGACATCATTTTAAAAGACGGCGAAAATGGTATTGATGTAGCATATAAGTTACGTGGCTCTGGTTATTCCGGAAGTCTGATGTTCTGGACAGCTCATGCCGGCTACATGCGTGATGCTTTTGATGTTCAGGCAACACAGTATGTTATCAAAGGGCATGAAGATGGAAGGGTGTTTTCCGTAATTGATACTACACTTGGAAGATTGGAAGAACGGATGCTCACTGTAAAATTCAAAGGTGATTTCCACAGGGTTTTCTTTCGTAACATCGAATATATAGAAAGCCGTGGTCAAATGTGCATCATCCATTGCACGTGCAGGCATCAGTATGGTTTTTACCGGCGTCTGCATGAGATAGAAAAAGTTCTGGATCGGCGTTTTGTCCGGTGTCACCGCAGTTATATCGTAAACATGGATTACATCGCAAACATTGCATCTGACATCAAGATGATTTCCGGTGATATCGTTTCAATATCGCAGAACCGAAAAAGAGAAATAGAACAGATATATCAGGAATATCTCGAAGAATAAGAAAAGAGTCGGGTTTTTATGCCCAACTCTTTTCCTGACTGTCCACTCGTGCCGCTGCTAACAGCCTCGAATTGGGACATACAGCTCTTCCGTTCATGCACGGTGGAATCAGTCTGCACTCTTCACTTGTGCGTAGCCACACAGGAAACTTTACATCATAAGTTCAACCCCTGTGCGGCTGTTGATAGTATACCTTGTTCTGAAGGAAAAATCAATCAGAACGTTATTTTGTATTTGCTTTCATATGCTCAATCGCTTTCTTCCAGGTATCAATGCCGCAAGTTCCATTTGCCTTTACACCAACATTTTTCTGGAAAACTTTGAGGGAATTATATGTGTCATTCCCAAACTGTCCGTCAGCTTCTACGCCCAGCATTGCCTGAAGCATCGCTACAGCTGTACCGGAACTGCCCTTTCTCAGAATCGGAAGCCTTGTCTGGAAGGTGCCGGTGAGCGTGGTTGAAGGCGTACTTGCTTTTGCGCCGGTGGTAACAGCGATAGCCACATGGTGGTTATCGTTCAGAAGGATATCTCCTGCTTTCAGATAGTCGCCAGATGTCAGATACTTGCTGTCCGTCAGTACTTTCGCACCGGCAGCCTTCATTGCGGCTCTCATGTTTCGTGTTGTCAGATAGATGCTGACCGCTTTGAGTTTTGCGTTATTTAAGCGATACCCAGCCCCTTTGACGATAGCTGCTGTACTTGCGCTGCAATCAGATTCACAAGCTACCGTGATCTGCGCCGGATCGTAGTTACTTGCCTTCAGGTGCTGCCAGAACGTATACCGGTCGTTACTGTTCCCGGCGGTACCCTGATCGTAGCCGATGAGATTGTTTTGTGCTGCTTTTGTCGCCATGTCTGCAATCATGGCTGCGATTTTAGAATCGTCAAATCTCAGGACGCAGAGCCACGGTCTACTGTACCAGTTCATGATCTGATATTCTGTGCCGGTCTGATCCCCTGCTTTCCCACCTGCATATCTTCCATTTTCGTCATGTCCGCAGTTACTGATTTTTACCATTGTTGTTTCTCCTTTCTGCGTCGTTTCTCGATAATCTTTGTAAAATACATCCATATCAACATTTCCGCTGATTCCGGATACTTTTCCCTTGCTGGAATACTGCCAGCCGATTCCTACTTTTGGTTTTACCCTTGTTTGTATTGTTCCGTTATCGGGGTCTGGGTAATGTGCAATCCAGCATTCATACTTTCTGAGTGCGTCAGTCAGAACGCCGTTGTACCAGTCCGTGTTGCAGTAGATACCGACCTTATAACCAGCTTTCTTCATTCTGGTCAGAAATGCGACTGCAATGTTTTCGACTGCCTGTTTGCCGAGTTTTAGCTGATTAAACCACTCGAGGTCGTAGAATACTGGAAAGTCCAGTCCACGTCCGTTCAGTGCGGCAATCACGTCCTCTGCTTCGTCAATCGCCTGTGCCGGTGTCAGGGCGTATGAATACTTATATCCGCCGATAAGGATTCCGTTGCTCTTGCATCCTTTGTAGTTGTACTCGAATGAGCCATCAATGCCGGTTTTCTGATGCACTCTCAAGATTGCGAATTTAATACCGGATTTAGCTACTTTCGACCAGTCCGGTTTTCCCTGATTGGATGATACGTCAATTCCTTTAATTTCCAATTTATCAACTCCTTTCATGTCATGAAACATATTTGTGGTGGCTGTAGCGTACAGATTCCTGTGCTACTTTTGCATAAATCATAGTCGTGTCAAGTTTCTCGTGTCCGAGCATCTTCTGCAAGTCGGTGACGTTCATTCCCCGCTCAAGCGCCATGCTTGCCGTTGTGTGCCTTATCAGATGTGGGTATAAGTGACTGCCGATGCCAGAACGTTCGCCAATTTGCCGGACTATTTGTTCGATTTGTGTCTTTGTGATGCCCCGATACGGCTGACGGACGGTGGATATTACGCTGTCGGAATCACCTTTCCGGCTGAGCCAGTATTTCTTCAGAGCAACTTCGGCTCTGGCGTTGATGTATGATATCCGGTGCTTACTGCCTTTTCCGAACAAATGGACTTCCTTCGTTCGAAAGTCAATATCGGCTTTCTTGAGAATCACCATTTCCGAAACACGGCATCCGGTACTATAGAACAGTTCCACAAGGGCTTTCTCCCGATAGTCCCTGCAAGCATCCCGAACCAATTCGAGCTCGATATCAGACAACGGCTCACGTGGTTTGGCTTCAAATTTAATCGGATTTATCCGACTGCATGGATTCTTTGAAAGATACTCTTCCTTCACGCACCAGTCAAAAAATGTGTGGATAATAAGCCTTTTCCCATCAATCGTCCGGTTGGTGTTACCTTTTGCCGACAGTCCGAACAGATACACACGGATATCGTTGGTGGTTATCTGATTCAGCGGTTTGTTAACCGTCTGGAAGAAGTCATCAAGGTTGCACTTATACGTTCTCAGTGATTGCGGCGACATGCCCTCAATCTTTTTGGACACCAGATAGACCTTGTAGCACTCCGGTATGCAGTCTTGATACGGCACGATTTCCGTGATCTTCTTCTCAATATCGAAGTTTGCTGAAAACATTTCCAATTCTGCCAAAACGGTTTTCATCTGCTCTGGTGTCAGTTTCCCGTCCAGTTTCGTCATAAATTCTGTCGCAAAATTTTCCATAAAAAAGCCCTCCTTTTGGGTACACAAAGGGAAGGCACTGTGATATAATATACCTGTACCCTTTGTGGTGCTAATTGGAAGTCGAGTGTATCTTTGGTCGGAGAAGCTCGGCTTCCTTTTTTGTTATAATGTTTTGCTCGTATTATAACACTTAGCACACTCCATTGGTAGCTTTTTATGAAATTTTTAATGAACTAAATGGGAAGACCAAGAATTAGCTACTGTTAATCGACTATATTATTTGCGAAGTCTTTCCATTTTGCCCAATTAGCCATTTTCCAGACTGGCTTCATTTCTTCCGGAAATAATACGATTTTGCATGAATTTGAATTACGGTAAAAAATAATTCCAGATCCATATTTATATTTCTCACCAATAGGAAGATCTTTCCCTGCATAGTTAGCACCAGAGAGGTGGAACAGAATGCACGTGCCAGATGAAGCTTTGCTTATCAAAGCCTGTATATTGGTCACGTTTTCTTCCAAGGCAAGCTTTGAGGTTTTACTATTTAATTCATTTATGGCGCCGACAAGAGAGCTTTTGTTTGTGGTTGTTAAATTTGAAAGTGATTCAACAGGAACTTTTTCCCAAGCTCCGTTTTCGTAATGGGCAAAAGCCGCTGTTTTATTACTGTTAGCGATTCCGATAAAATTTGCAGTATTATCATTGCTACATAACAAAGTACCCCAAGCCCATGATGGATACAGACCGCCAATGTTACCCCAGACAAAGTATGCAGTAGCAACTTTTTTTGTTTTTCTTAAATATTCCGCAATATTATCATTAAGCGTACCCAAATGGGAATTACCGCCTAATTCATTAATCGCTCCAATCACCGTCTGATTGCTCGTCTGCAAATTACTGATGACCGCATTGGTCAGTTTTCCAACAATCCAGTTCCAGATTCCGCTGAACGGTGAAAGCTTGTTTGCCTTCGCCGTTGCGTCGTAAATCATCATCGTGTCGTTGTCCGCCGGTGTTGCTTTCTGTGTGTACTCGTTAAATTTACCCATTACTGTAATCTCCTTTCTAATTCCTTAATACGTTTCTCTTGCTCGTCAACCTTTGCGCTAAGTTCCTGTATGGCTTTGATTGCGTATTCAGTCAGAAGTAGTCTGTCAATTTGCTTTGCGTTTATGCTTCCATCTTCGTTATATCCGCCACCAAGTGCAAGCAAGGAGTCTATCTTTTCCAAATCATCCGCAACAAGTCCAAGTGGCTGATGAACGCCGTTTTCCTTCCAATCGAACGAACACACCGGCATTTTGCAAACTGCATCAAGAGCATTCACTTCGCAGTCTTCAAAATTTTTCTTTAGCCTAACATCGGAGGCGGAATCATTATACAACTTTCTCAAACTATAGTTGGTTGACCCCCATTGCGCCGATATAGTTAACGCTGCCTTTCCAGATTCTACCGATGATGACAAGTGCGCTACTCTATTTGTTGCATTAGTTACTGACGCCACGGGTCTTCTTTGTATGTTTTGTCCTGAATCTTCTACGCCATAATCTTTAAATGTAAATTTTCCGGTAACATAAGCGTCTTTTAATGCCGTAGTCCCCTTAACGGTTACATCGCTCATAGCCGTAAGATAGTCGGTATATATCCGAATCGTGTCGTTTTGATATTTCACAACATAACCGTCGCCGGTTCCTTCCTGCCAAAGTCTAATAACACCATCAGACACATCCTGTGCGTATAATCCGTACTTTCCAAGCATCAAAGCCTTGTAGTTCTTTGCGTCTGTATAGCCCGTATACAATCGTAATCCGGCAGTGTTAAGCGAAACCATTGGGTTTCCGGTGTTCTTGTTGTGCACAACATATCCGGTGTACCCTAATCTTGATATCAATGTTCCGTTTTCATCGTAAATTTTCAGCTGACCGTTACCGTTATTTACGCCACCAAGGCTGATAACACCACCTTTCATGGCATTGAAAGATATATACAGTGTCGTGTTTCCACTTTCGTCTTTTTCGTAGTACAGTCCCTTGAATTTTCCATTATCTGACAGGATATCAACTATCTGCTCCTGTGTCAGTGATGCCACATCAACCGCCACGGAAAACGTCTGATAGTCTGCAAGCTTCGTTTTTGCTTGGTCAAAATACAGCGAAACCTTGAGCATGTTGTGAGCCTTGAGCGACAGGTTATTGACGTTAATACTCAACCGGTCAAGTGCCGCAGTCTGCGATACCGTGAGTGCCGACCATGTAGCGCCGTTGTCGGTGGATTTTTCCAGTTTCCACCAACCTTTTTGTGACTGCGCAACTTCTCCGTTTCCGTCACGGTAGAACGAATCTACAATGAGCGGCGCCGGTGTTATTTTTTCGTCTGCTCCCATCAGCAGCACATCTGCATTACTCTGGAAGAAGTAAGTCCTTCCGGCATTTCCCTGCTCGCCTTTAATTTTTGTCCAACTATACTTTGTTGGGTCTGTGCTATCATCCGGTGTGTAATCGGTATACTGCCCGATATACAGCTTATTGACGCTATCATCTACGGAAAAACCTGTTCTACCATCAGCGCTATTTGCATATGCGATGTGGAAGTACGGTGTCTTTCCGTCCGTTCCTGGTGTTCCCGGTACACCCTGTGCACCATCCGCTCCCTTAATCAGTGACCATGTGTATTTCGCCGGGTCAGTGCTGTCAGCTTCCACGAAATCCACGTACATGCCGATATACTCACGATTTCCGTCAGATACCGAAAAGTCTTTCGTTCCATCCGCACTGTTGGCATAAGCAAGGTGCGTGTACTGTGTCTTTCCGTCTTTACCGTCTTTTCCCGGGATGCCGTTCGCTCCGTCTTTGCCGGCGTACTGTTTCGCAAGCGAGAACTGTTTCGATACGACAAGGTTATTCAGATATGCGGCTTTGATATTCACCCATCCGCTGTCTGCGGTCAGCCCGGTAACGGTGTACGTCTTATTCTCCTTATTCCAATGTCCCTGTATGTTCTGAGACGTCGTAATCGTGTACGTACAGTTATTCGTGATATCTTGCGTGCCATACATGACGGTCGCTGTTGTAGCGCACTCCGGGAACTCTGTATAGTTGCCGTCACTATCAACCGGGATTCCCTGATAGTCGTTGTCGAGCTGCATGGTCATGTTTCTGGCTAGGGATGCAGCCTCAAGAGCCTCTTCTGCTTTTGTATCATCGGTATATTTATTCAGCTTCTGCCAATCTGACTGAACATAAGATGCTCCCTTTGCTCTTGAAACTGTACAGGTAAGGATATCTCCACCTTCATCTTCACTCTGCGACCATAAATCACCGATATCGTAAGGTGGCTGCGGTTTTGTCACAAACACTCTACGCTTATGATCTGCGGTATCCTGTGCGTCCTCAGCGGCTTTCATTGCTTTCGTGATATCGGTATCTTGAACCAATGTCCAGCCCCATGTCGCTCCATCCTGCATAAAACGATATGCGTAACCGGTCGTTTTGTTGAAAAACAAATCACCGATATGCTTCTTTCTTTCCGTTGCACTTGTCCAGTCTGATGCAGGCTTGTTCTGAAGTGTAGGCTCGTAATCGTAATAAAACGTTTCAATCTGGCCGTCTATCTGGTCTTGCAGTTCTCCCAGTGAGCCAGTTACCGTTTCAGCGTAGTCAGATAGTTTTCCGTCTGAATAATCCTTGCTCTCTTGGAGATAGTTTGCGAATGTTTGGTTAAGAGATTTCCCTCCACCAATTTGAACACTTCCGTCGAGATATACGGATTTCGTGTCCATATCCACAGAGAAGATGATGTTTCCGTCGGCATCTGTTACCGTGATTGCTCCGGCATTAATCCAGTCAGCATTAACACCAACAGCGTTCAAAATCCTTACTATCGTATCTCCATCAACGGTCATTCCGCCGTTCCATGTTTGGCCGCCATCTGTCGAAACGCCCCATGCTTCTGCGGTCATCTTCCATACAGCCTGTGATTCTGCAAGTGTGGGTTTATCATGCAAATAAAAAATTTGGCTACCGTCCTGCTGAGTCTGGACCGTGGTATAAACACCGGTGGAATTGTCCAGCCGGTCTTTAAACTCTTGCAATGCTTGCTCTCGGGTGGTTCGCTCTCTCCAAACGGATTTCCTTGCGTCGACAGCTGCTTGTGTTACAAGTGAATAGGTCTTTGAGCTATTCCGGGCTGCACTTTCAGCATTACAGGAAATCTGCTCAAACGACCCCGGTTGCAGCACGACATTTGTCAAATAGCTTTTATACTTATTTCCTTTTCGATCGGTGATCAGAACAGCGTCACCGGCTTCAAGAACTATATCAGTCAAGCATTCTGTTTCAAACGGTCTAAAAGACATCCCGACGCATTTTTCGCCGATTATGTTTGCAACAGCCTCGCCAGTCCCTTGCGGAATCAGTTTGTTTGCACTGATTTTCAGAACGTATCCTTCTTCTCCGTACAGATACGAACTTGCTTCTTCATCTTTAGACGTAGATTCCAGATACTCTGTTACCTGCACACCGGTTATCACTACATCGTCCAAGTTTGGTGTAAAACCATTAGTGGAATTTATAGTTACTCTGTTCGCATCAGTAATTTCCGTATCATACCATTTTATAGTCAGTCTGCCGTATTTATCACATCTAGCGTACTGGCATCCGATCTGACATGTCCACGCAATGACTTGCCTGAAGGTCAATGCTTCATCATCAGGTCTTGCTGGTATCTGATAAGAATCTTGATAGAAATTAAGCGTGTCCAGTGTTACTCCGCACACTTTGCAAGCATCCTGTATTATTTGTTTCCTTGTTGCTGGATACCTCAGCTTACTTGCAGAATAATCACGGTCGAACTTCCGCATGTTATCTTCACATTGCAGTTCGATGATCGTAGTATTCTGGTACGGAGTATCTATGACCGTCATTGTGCATATTCGGATTTTTTCTATCAAAGCATTCTTATGCACTATGATTTCATTACCGGTCGTATCCAGAATCTTATCGCCGGTGGTATCGAGCAATGCACTGGTATCTTCTGATTCAAGTTCAATTCCTACATAGCAAATCACCGTAGCATCCGTAAAATCATAATCTGTATACTTTCCATCAAAGTTATTGATTGACAGGTTCAAAGTATTGATATTTGCGGACCCGATGTTAAACGTGTTGTCGTCAGACACGGAATCCTCGAACTTCATACCATTTGACCAAAAATCAGCGTTGGTAAGATTGATAACTGTCCCATCCGCCAGCGTTATGTCAGCGTATTTTAAATAATTCCTGTTATCGTTATTTTGTTCATTCTTGAATCTGTTTGAAATATCTCTCAATCTCTCACCTCCTATTGCTCAATCAAGTCAAATTGCAAACCTTCCATCCGCTGATTTCCAACCCACCAGCACTTAAAAGGAGCGGACCGGTCGCCAACATAAAAGGTTCGGACTTCGTGTTTGTTTCCAGACAAGAGATCAGGATATTCAACAGAAATGTACTCTGGGTTGACCGCCTGCACGATTTTGCAAGCTTTTTCCCATTCCGGTGCGTTCCAACCTATTTCCAATTTTCTCTTTTGGCCAACACGATTCTTATGCATGATCGTGTCATCAGTACGCCCGGATTCTGACGCTGATATGTCTTGAAGTCCCCATGTGAAAGAGGACGGACAAGGCATCGCTGCACCATTAATTTTTATAAAAACGTCTGCCATTGAATAATCACCTCGTTTTTGCGCATGAAAAAAGCGCCTATCAAAGATAGACGCTTTATGATTATTCATTATACTTTTTTGACGTAATATGATTCCATATTTTTACATAGGATGTTCAGGTAAAAGAAAGAACCGGAGATTTCTCTCCGGTCCATAGCTTTATTTATAAACTACTTTGTACATTGCTCTACGATACGATTTCACTTTTCCATAACGATTATTATTTGTAAACTGCACCATTTCGACAACGTGTGTTCCAGATTTTATATAAATGTCGTCCAATGATCCCCCTCCGCTAACAGAAGTGCCGTGATTTTGATCCCAAAGCGTTCCGTCAATATAGACATACGTCATTAATTCCCGGTCAACATTATTTGCTGAAAAATTAATATATCCCATCGGAAATTGTTTATATAACTGCATAAGTACGGTTTTACCATTCGTACTTCTTTGAGAATTATATTCAATAAAGAAATCTGCATCTCCGCACTCTTTTTGATTTGGTAAAAGCATCTTAAGTTTGCTAGGTGTGTTCTTGACCGTGACTTTGCACTTAAATGTTTTACCAGACGCACTTCTGGCGGAAACATAAGCAGTTCCGGCATTTTTCCCGCTAATCTTACCGGTTGACGAAACTGTTGCAACTTTAGTGTTCGAAGAAGACCATCTGTATTTTTGTTTCGTATTCAGCATTTTAAGCTGTGCCGTTTTTCCTTTGTACAGTGAAATGTTTGAGCTGCTGATCTTCGGTGCTTCTACTGTCACTAAACACCGATAACTCCTCTTCCTAATTTTGGCAGTAATCGTAGCTGTTCCTCGGGCCTTTGCTGTTACTTTTCCGGTGCTATTCACAATCGCATTTCTTGAGCTGCTGAACCATTTTGGTTTCGCTTTTGTTCCGACCATCTTCAGCTGCATCGTTTGCCCCGTGCAAATCGTCACCTTCGTTTTGTTGATTTTAACCGTTGCCGCTGATACTGGAACTGCCATGGCAAGCGCCATAATCATTGCCAGCAAAATCACTGAAAATTTTTTCCACCTTTTCATTTTTTTCTTCCTCCCTTGGATTGATAGTTCAATTATACATCTGATAAAGAGAAACTACAATGATAATCGCAGTAATTGATTAGGTAAAATCACGTAGAATCCATTTTTTGTGTTTCCGTGGAATTTTACGTTCAAAAAAATCGTGCCCGTATTTAAGCCGTTTTATTTGAGTAAGGCTGTGTCAATGATCTGAAAGTTTGCCCGGTGGATGTAAAGGGCTTTCCCGTCAATCATGAGTTTTGTCATTTTCGGCAACTTCTTCGGAATTTTCCAGTATACTTTGTCACCAGAATATGCTGTAATAGGTTGTCCAAGCTGAGATTTAATCACAACAACTCTGGATTTTCCGAAATAATTCTTGTACTGATTTACGATCCCGGCAACGTAAGTATTGTCAGAAAGTTTTCCTGTAGATTGACTGTAAATATCAGTCTGCTCAAAATCCACATCCGGCTCCAGACCATCTTGCTCAAATATGCAGGTGTCGCCGCAGCTCTGGATTTCCTTGCCGTCAATATTGATTGTGATCACGGATGACAGCTCATATCCGCTAACCACAGTTCCATCACTGTTGTAAGAAGTTGTCTCAACCGGATTCCCTTGAACATTAATCTTGTCGCCGACCGTGGTCATAACCTTTTCACCGTAGTTGTCGTAAGTGCGTATTGTATATCCATTTCCAACCAGATTGCCTTTGATGTCATTAATAGTATCGTCCATCAGAGCGCATCCTGTAGTCCCGCCGATAAGGCATAGACATAAGATTGCAAGTAACATAATTTTGATTTTCTTCATTTTACCACTTCTCCTTTAACTGATTTATCGGTGTTCCTGCTACTCCGGCACTTTCACCACTATCAGTAGCCTTGAAATAAGCACCGTCTTTTTGTGGGTACATAAATTCGAACATCAGATAATTCGCAGCATCGCAAAGATACTCCGTGTTGCCGGTTTTAAGATATTTTTTGATGCACATATCATGAGATTCTATGGCATTTACCAATTTCTCGCCGAAATTATCTTTTGCAGTGCCGTATTTGTAAAAGCTTGTTTCACACCGGTTTTGTCTCAGTTCATCAAACTGATCAGAGTATTCTGCTGGCATTTCTTTTCCAAGTCTACTCATTTCTTTCTCACTTTCTAATTAATTACTGTATCGTTTTCCATCTAAAATCCATTTGAAGCATCTATGCGAGGAAATAATCGCCCTCTGTATTTAAAATAGATTTTAGGCTGTTTTATTCAATGAATATCTGTCCTTCATATTTTTCAAATCTGTACTTCTGTGAAATATCTGGATATTTTTCTTTATCAACCAAACTGTAAAACATTTTTTGTGGTCTGGCATATAGTTTTCTTTCTCCATACAAAGCACGGTAAATTATCAGCGGTTCGTCTGTCTCTGTATGCTTTGCTTCGCCGACAATCTTATACAGGTAATCATTGCTCCGCAAATCACTGACGGTTTCTCTCTTGAAATGTTTTACTATGTCCCCCGGTTCAAACAATGGTCTGTCTATTGGCATATTTTCATTCCTCCCGTTTCTGTTTCACGCGGTTATACAAAATGTTCTGTGTCTTCTCCGTGAAGAACATCCAGATATGATAATCGCAGTCCATATTGTTGTTCTTCCCAATGTTTGAACTGAAATATTCGTCCATCATGTCCAGATAATATTGTGGCTCCTCGTCCTCTTCAACAATTCCGTCTTTCACCATATCCAAGTCAGCATTTCGAATCATACTCAGGAACTGGTCAAGATCATTGGCATAAACTATCGGGTGTCGTTCTCCCCGATACTGTTTGAATTTTTCAAAGAACTGTTTGACCAATGCCATAGTCAGACAGATGTCATGGTCTTTCAAAATATCTTCTTTGTCCCCGTACAGAGAATTAAATCCATTGTACAGGATTGTCGGTAGTTCTTCGCCTTTGTAATCGACAGAGCGATTATTTTTCGCATGTGCGTACCGTTCCTGCTTCTGCTCTTTCGTTCTAGGTGGTATATTATTAATATTTATATTTATATTATTATTAGGAGCAGAAGTCTTTACTCCTTTACCAGACGATGGTAAAGTCTTTTTCTCTGTACTTGATAAAGTACAGTCTTTATCTGTATTCTCTGTATAGTGTTCTCTGTAAGTAGTCTCTGGTAATGCTTCTGTCGAATTGTCGGTGTGCATTTCGTCATTTTGTCTATTTGCACACTGACAATCTGACGTTGAAATTTCAACAGTATCTTTTAAGATTTTTTCAAGAACATCTTCGTCAATAGAATACCATTTAGTTCTGTCCCTACTGTCCTTGTTATAATTGCCCGTAATAACAAGACCGGAATTTACCAAATTTTTAAATGCTCTTTCAACGGTTTTTGTTGACCACCACGGGAAATTTTCTTTTCTCCAATTTTCCATGGTATTGTAACTCCAATACTTCCCATCGTGATAATTTCTTTTTAACTTTTCATTAATTTCAAGCCAATAATAAATTTGTCTTAAAACAACAGCTTCATTAAGTCCTATTTTTACTGCTAGTTCGGAATTTATAACAAGATTGCTTTGAGTAGATAAAATAAGATCTGATAATTTTTTATTCATAATAGATAACCTCCGTATTGGTTCACTGTGGCCTGCCATGAATAGCCAGAATCCGTAATTTATAAAAACAACAGGCAGGCGCATTACGGTTTACGCTTTTCGATGATCGGTCTAGCCTGTTGGTTTTACCAGCTTGGAAACAAAAAAAGAGCAGACTCCAAGACGGTATCACGGGAAACGGGTCACTGTTTCAACCCAAGTAAATATCATCTTAAAAGTCTGCTCAATATTTTGTTTTTCGCACAATATAACAAGATATAGGTACTACTCGTTACTTATTTATTATACCGCAATCCGGCAGAAAACGCAATGGTTTTTACCATGCTGGACTAGGGTTTTTCCGCCGGTTGTTGTCGTTCTGGGCTTTTGTGACCGCTTTCGCAATAGCACGTCCGTCCAGATTGATCGTATTGGAAATGTACTGCGGAGATGAGTTTCCGCCGGTGTTCATGTTCATCATTGCCATGGCAACGCCCTGTGTTACCGCCTGTGTCATTTCTTCCTTGCCCAGCCCGATACTTCCGTCCGGCATGTTTCCGGTAATGCTGTCAGCAATGCTCTTCATGGCCTGCTTGTTGGTCAGTGGAAGGACTGCTTCTTTTCCGGCTTCACCGACACCGATCACAGATGCTGCATTGAAAAGACCGCCTTTGGCGTACCAGTCAACTCTCGAATTGTACCGCCACTTGTGGGTCTGCCCCTCTTGCCAATCAGTGTAATCCATAGAAATATGTGGAGTCCTGATGTTGATTGACTCCATGCCGTTTCGGAGATTCTGCATAGCCGTTTGCCCGATACTGTACATATCTCCGAAGTTTCTGCTGATTGTATTAACTATGCTGCCAATCGCACCGCCGATGCTCGTATCCATGGTTCCCCGGATGTAAGAAGATATATCCCTTCCAAGATTTTGCCACTTGCTAAGAGCGATTCTGTACTGGCTTCCAAAGTGGCTGCGGACGGTTTCATCCATTCTGCCGAGTTCCGTACTTGCGTCAACCTTCATCTGGCGGACATTTTTGGTTACTTCACGGGAAGAATTTCCCCAGTGCGTTGTCGTGCTGGTGTCAACACCTTTCATATAACCATCTGCTCGCTTCTGGATTTCAGCAAGATCGCTTGTAGTAGTGCTTACCATTTTATTTGTTGCATTTTTTGTATCAACACTTGCTGTCATCATAGTTGAGGAAATTTTTTGTTGCGCACCAACAATATTATTTTCAACTGCAGTAGTAACAGCTCCGGTAGCGTTTGGAAAATCTTTCGATAATTTTTTATTCAAATCATCGAGAGGTACTCCTGCATTTTGTAACGCATTGTATACTATTTTTAACGCTTCGTTTGCACTTTGTGCGCTTCCTCCGGTGTTCTGTAACTGATCTCTTACGCCGATATATGTACCACTAAATTCATCACCTTTTAAGCTTAAAAGGTACAAAGTGTCAGAAAGCGTGCTAATAGCTTCTTTTGCACTAAGAGAAGACATATCAATCTGGCCCGTACTTTCGGAAAAACCGTTTCCTAATGCCTGAATCTTATCTGTCATACTATTGATAAATTCAGCAGAAACGCCAGCCTGTGCACCATATTGTTCAAGAGCACTTCTGGCTTGTTCTGTCGAAACTCCGTATTCTTTAAGCTTTTCAATCATATCAGAATACATTTCATCATGAGATTTACCAAGCTCTTCATCTTTTTCAATCATTTTCCACAATGCTTCAGATTGATCGTTCGTGATTGTGGTCATCTCATTTAATTTAGTAGCATAATCGTGCAGATATCCGCCATACTGAGTAGCCATTCCATTTCCACCTTGCATAGTTTCAAACAACCCTACAAGTTTTTTGGTAAGAATTACTGCTCCTGCGGCAGCAATAGCTATTCCGCCACCGGTTCCTACAAGAGCTGCGAGTGATGAGCCAAACGCTGGAATCGTAGTAGATGCTGCTGAAGTCAATGCTGGGCCTAACATGTTCTGAACAGCTGAAGACAGCAAACCAATTACAGTATCACCTGTGAAAAATTTTACGATTCCATCGACAAATGGCATTAATTTCATACCAATGGCAAATGTTGCTATAGCCTGAATAAAAGTTCCTGCCGATGTGGTACCAAGACCATTCCAAATTCCGCCCAGAACCTCGCTGATAACTGTTGTGATTTGTGACAAGTGTTTCGACCAGTCTATTTCGCTAAGGAAAACACCTATATTATGTCCAAAAGCTTCCCAATCTACACCGTTCGCAATGTCGACAAGGGATGTTAAAAGGTTATTTATGAACTCTTCAAGCTTCTGACCATTTTCTTTCCACTTGAATTGCTGCATAAAGGTCGTGATTCCGCCAGTAATATTGTTGACTAAATCATCCCATTTAAAAGTTAAAGTAAATGATTCAAGGGAAGTAAATGCACCGTTCAACCCAATTGCCAATACATGTGCAATATTTGTAAAATTAATTTTTGCAAATACTCCATTTAATAAATTAGCAAATGCTTCACCTATGTCAGAATACGGTAAATGATTTACAAGTCCAGCAAATATATCCCAGGTTTTCATAAAAGATTTTCCGATAAGATTTCCGAGATTAGTCCAATCTACCTCTTTTACGATACCGGAAATTCCATCTCCAAATTTAGCTCCTAAGTTATACCAATCGATTCCATCAAGGATTTGGTTCATGGTATTAACTATAGTATTAAGTCCGGCACCTATCGTTCGTCCCATTAAGTTCCAGTCAATATTATCAACAAGACTGTTAAATGTTTCTGTAAAAGCGTCTGTGAAAGCCGTGATTTTAGGGCCAACATTTTTCCAGCTTATAACATCGTAAATCTTGTGAATTCCAATGTTGATCATGTCAGCAATGGTCTTTCCAAGTCCTTCCCAGTCATGGTTGAGAAAAGCTTTACGGATTTTTTCGGCCCATTTATTGATAGGGGTTTCTTCTTTGTTCAGAGCATCGTCTATCTGGTTTGTGATTCCGCCAAGACCCAATGAAGGCGTTGTACCAGTTCCAGTTTTACCCTTTCCGGTGCTAGGCGTTGAGCTAGATGAGCTAGAGTTATCCGTCAGCTGGTTCAGTTCATCAAACGGAAGGACGGAAAGAGCTTTTTTCAGAGCTTTTGCTGATGAAGTAGCATCGTCCAGCCCAGAAGCTGCTGCATCTCCGGCATCCTGTAATCCGCTAAGGTCTGCTGAGGAATCTTCCAGTCCGGCAAGATCGTTTACGACCCCGCTTGTGGATCCCTTGATTTTTTTGCCCATCAGAACGTACATAAAGTTGCGGAATGTTTCCGCAGCCTGCATAAGTTTTGACATTAAGGCGTTAAGAGCTTGTATGCCTGGAAGAACTGCGGCAATTAGTCCTTGCCCTATTACGGATGACAGGGATTGAATATTCAATGTGAGGAGACGTACTTGGTTGGCGTAGGAACCGGCTGTTCTGGCGAAGTCTCCCTGCTGCGCACTTGTAACTGACATGATGTAGTTATAACGCAGCATTGTTTTCTGCGCCTGTGTCATGGAATTGTAAGCTGTCGTAATACCTTGCGACAACGCATATTCCTGAAGGTTGGCAACTGAAAGATTTATTCCAAGTTGCTTTAAAGGCTCGATTTCACCCGAAATGCCCGCCCTGATTTTGTAGAAGGCGGTATCAGTATCAATGTTGTAAAAAGATGCCAAATCTCCGGCTAATCCCGCAAGAGTTGTTGACATCTTCGCGGCGGATTCCTGCGCCACGCCAGAAGCATTCAGCATCGCCATCATGGTTCCGGAATAATTCTTTGCTGCCAGTTCCGACAGACCAAACTGCTTTGTCGCCGTGGATGCAAACTTGTATGCCTGATCTGCCATGCTTCCAAATGCAACATCTACAACGTTCTCAACCTCAGCGATATCAGAACCAAGCTCGAGAATTCCTTTTCCGCCCATGATTTCACTAAATTTGTTCATTACAGCTGAAGCTGCTTTGAAGCCAAGGACACTCTTAATAAAAGAACCCACATTGAAAGATGCTGTCTTCAGTCCGCTACTCCTATTGACTAGACTAGAGATTCCGGCTGCCAGAAATCCCAGTCCGCTCTTTGCTTTTGTTGCTACTCCACCAAGTAACGAAGAAAGCCCTGAACCGATAGAGGAAAGCTTGTTAAAGGAATTGACCACAGTGTTTGTGGCAGTCCCTACTTTTCCGCCGGCCGCCGCCAACTGCCCGAGGGCTTCAGTCATTCTCAGTGTATTCTCACTGATCTGTGGAGCGTTCTGCATGGCGGCAAAGAACTTCTTTACTTCTGTGGCCAGATTAGCCAGCTGCGATGCTGTCTGTCCGGTTTTGTTGCCAGCACTTGCCAATCGTCCTATGGATTGTACAAACATGTTCGTAGATTCCGAAACAACCCTTGTACTTGCCATGGAATTGACGACTTTTCTTAATTCTTTTCCAAGGGTTTTTAAGCCCGATGCAGATTGGCTAGTCTTTTCTCCAGCATTAGCAAGTCTCGCCAGCGAACCTACAAACCGGTTGACACTGGAAGATACATCCTCAATATCATTTAAACTATCAATGCTCTTGATGATTTCTCCCATCTTTGAAGTGTCAAATCCGCTCATATCTGCCATCGCAAGTCTGCTTAAGGAATTGATAACATTCGTGATTTTAGAATCCTTGAAGTTCATTCCGTTAAGAGCGTTCATGGTGCTAGCAATTTTTCCAACGCCGGTTATCGCGGGCTGCATCTTCACAGCATCAATTTCTTGAAATTTTTGAATAGCGTTTACTGCTGACTTGACGTTTTTTGTATCAATCTTTGGAATTGAAACATTGGAAGCACCTTTTAAAGAACTTAATCCGGCAGCCAGATTCTGTAAGGATTTCGTACTTGCTCCAAGCGTCGTAAAGTCAACTTTTGATAAACTTCGAAGCTGACCGGTTAATCCAGCTAAATTCGGAACGCTAACTTTTGTTTTATTTAATGTCTGTAAAGCCGCTGATACTCTTCCGATTTCACGAGCATAATTCCTAAGCCCGCCGGTATTGACTTTTCCCAGAGCTGCGTCAACATCCTTTAACTTTTTAGCCAGATTCCCGAGTGACTTTGCCGCGTTCCTGGTACTACTATTTATTTGTATATCAAGGGTATCAATGGTATTATCAGCCATAAAAACACCTCCTTTTAATCAAAAAAATAAGGGCAGACAAGACTTTTTATTCATCTTGTCCGCCCTTTTTATTGCCTATTTCAGCTATATTCGCATTTGCCTTTTTTATCAGAAGTTCGTAGTAACGTTCCTCCTGCTTCAATTCAGCTTCAGACCGTTTCGGAACATCTGGTTTTTCTTCAATCTGCGGTTTCTTTGTTTTTTCTGTGATTGGTTTATCTGGATATTTTACTTTGCCAGAAAGCGCACTTGATACCGCAGATTTCACATATAAGCCGGAAAGCCATGACTGATATTCAATCAGTTTTACCTGAGTTTCTATCTCATCACGTTTACTTTTCTCGTACTCACGTATCCTTATTTGAAGGTCACGTATGGTACTTCTGAGAAATTCTTTCCGGCTCATTCCGATGCGAACTGCCGCCGGATATAACTCTGTCCAGATTATTTCGCTGTAGATTTTTTCTGGTGATCTGTCGGCTTCTTCGGAGTTTTCTTCGGTTTGGCTGCTACGTTCAGATCGTCCATGAACGTCTCCAGACCGGTCAGTTTGAAAAAACCGTCTTCCTCCATCTGGTCAAGACATATGGCAAAGATACCGTAAAAGTTACCCTGCTCATCGTCCTTATGTTCCTGAATAAATTGTGCTGCAAGTTTCTTCGCAGTTGCAAGATTCGGAACAGAACCGTCTGCATCCGGGTTGTCACCATGATATTGAAGAAGTCCTGCATAAAACACGGTTAATGCTGTGTTTGGAATATTTGCCATGCCGGAAATCATTTCTTCCGGCGTTTTATCCACACCACCGCTTGTTGCCAGAAGTGTATTCATTACACTTTTAACGCAATCATCATAAAGAGATGCTTCAATGCTGTATTCCAGTTTGTACTCTTTGTTACCAATCTTTAAAAGTTTATACATAATATCGTTTCCTCCCAGTTAGATATGTTTGTTATTCGCCTTCGGTTGGCTTAACCGCTGTGTCCGGGCCGACGTACTCATTGATAGTCAGGGACATGTCAACAGTAAGAAGACCGTTCTGGTCTCTTGCCGGTTTTGGAATGATAGTCGGCGGCTCGATTTTGGTGAAGAATGCTTTCTGAAGTGCCGGGTAATATTCCTCATACCACATAGACAGACCACTTGCATGAGCTGTTTTGTAAGCACTGATAAGATCTTCCCACTCTTTGATTGTTTCGTCTGTAACGTTTACAGTTACATTGAATGTACCACCGGTTGAACCACGACCTGCGATAGTTCTCTCAATTTCATCTTCGAGAGCAGATGCGTCGATAGTCTCAACGTCGATAGCGATTTCATCAGAAGCATTTATTCTGTGAAGCATAGTGAATTTTGTTGGTTTTGTTCCCGCTACTGTCTCTACTGCATAACCGGTAAGAGCACCAACGGTACTGATTCCTGCGATATTTCCTGATGCCATATTGGCTCCTTTCCGCCTTTCGGCTATAAATTACTGCATAAAAAAAGAGCCATTACGGCTCTGGCACGTAACCCTGTGCCCGGGAGATAAAAGGATCACCGCCCTTCTACTCTTCTTTGCTTACTTGTTTAATGACCTGATTCACATAAGTACTCAGTCCTGCGACAAGAATACCTTGTGTGATTGCGGTAAAAACTGCCATTGCAATTTCCTGACCGCCTGTGACTGTAGATGTAGCGAAAACATAGATTCCGCAGACAACTACGCCCAGAAGTCCGAGGATTCCAGGAATGTATTTGTCAGCTACGGTTTCAGCCTGTTTGAGGAATACTCCTACAAAATACAGGACTACAGCTACAACCAGAAGTTCTGGTTTCACATAGTTCATGATCTGATCCATTCTATCTCACCCCTTTCATTCGCCAAGCAACTGCCCGGTATAAATTCTTGTGTATCGGCTAACAAGCCGTTTGATACTATCATCAGCGTTTCCCATGAGTTCGGGTCCGTAGGTTCTGCGAAATCCCATGTCAATCATGGACTGGTGGCTTTTTTCGTCAATCTGATATACTTTCGCAAGTGGAGCTGTACCCGTGGCGAAGCACTCAATCTGGATAGTCGGAACTGTGGCACATTCATCACCTTCAAGGTCTCCTTCTGTCAGAACGTTTCCCAACATGTAAAGTCTTGCATAGGTTTTCTTTCCAGATGCAAGAGTTTGGCTTCTGTCCATGGAAAAATTTCCTTTACCAACTACAGGTTCGATCGCTTTATTCCAGCGTTTGTATATCTCGGATATCGGGTTTTTTAATATTTTCGGCATTTACATCACCTTGTCTGATAATACGAATTATTTCATTTATGTTTACATAATTATTAATAAGTAAAACTGATAACCGTTCAAGCCTTCTTATTTCAGATTCAATATCTTCCGGAAACAAAGAATATATATTTCCAGAAATGGTAACCCCAAGCATTTCTTGAATTTCCGTGATTGAATTTGTTTTAAATATTGACGTCAATATCGCTTCCGTGAAAACATTGGGAACATAATACCCTTTCAAAGAATAGGCAAATTTCTCTATCTCTGCGTTTTCGATTTGCATGTCTTTGATTTCTTTTTCAATTTGATTTGCATATTCTTCAATAGAAATATGTTTACCGTTAGAGGTAAGATAAATAATCGTAGGATTAACATTAGCATTTTTATCGATATTTTTATTTTTCGTGTTCCCTTTGGAAGAAACAATCTCATCCACAATGTGAACAATTTCATTTTTGCCAATTCCAGTAAACCATTCATTGCTTATTTTGTGAGAACTGATTTTCTTGTGTATTAAAGCTTCGACAGCATATCCGTTACTCAGCTCTTGACTTTGATACACCAGCTTTAGATAAGGATTCCCTATCTTTAAATTCTTTAATCTAGTCTCTGGTTCGATTGACACGCCTATTTTGTAGGCATCTCCGGACTTCATTACATAAATTTTTTTCATTGCATCCTCCCATGAAAAAAAGCACCTACCTTTCCGGTAGATGCTTCGCATCTTAATTGTACAAAATATGCGTCATATGATTCCATATTTTAGTATAGGATGTTTAACTTCCAAACACTTCCTTTGCAATATGTCGTATCTGAATAATGATAGCTTCTTCCGCATGGTACATTGGCATGTATGCCCTGTTACCATAAGAATGATGCTTTTGTCCTCTTTCATCCACATACCACCATCCGTTTGGGTCGTAGGCGTGTTTTTGATCTGGGTAAGTACCAACACCATAATCAGCTCCAGACGGTAATGGATAGCTGTCCGTTCCATAAGAAATACCGGCGCTAAACTCGATAAAGAGCACCTTGTCCCCAGAAAGCCGGACTGCTGCACCAACAATATCGCCATGTCCGTTATTAATAACTTCCGTGTAGTAAGAACCTTTTTCTTCGGTCGGAACAGATTCCATTGTGGTCTGGATAACTTGTATTCCTTCTTGAGCCAGTTTATTAACAAAAATCTGGTTCTTCCTTTGAATATCTTTCTGGTATGCTTCCAACTTCCGAATCGCAGACTGCAAAGAATTATGGTTCAAACTGCACCGGATTGTTTTCCTACTCATTGTTGCCACCGATTTTCGCTATTCCATATCGGGCAACTTGTCCTTTTTGAGTATCAAGGATTCTCTTAAGTCTGTAGTCTGGAAGAACAGTCGGGCTGTTATCTCCATCAAGGATTAGTGTTCCGTCTTCCCTGATTTCTGGCACGACATCAATCCACAAGACGTTACTTTCTTTTGGCTGAAATGTTCGATCAAAAACCGTAATGTACCGGTCATAGTCGGGAACGATTCCGGCAGACAGTTCTTCTGGCGTACCGGCTGTTGCTGATACTGAAATATTCTTCTTTTGCGGGTTTGAATAGACAAGCGTTTTATCCATTCCATTGTTTTTTTCTGTTACTGTTGAAATCCATACGGATTGTTTCTGGCGAAGTCTACCTCTCATATGTGCACCCTCCATTGACAGAAATTAATTTTCGTGTTATTCTCACAAGGAAATCAGGGAACGACGTATCCCTAGATTTCATAATCTTCCAGTCCCCAGTTTCTCAGTTCTGGGGACTTTTTTTTGATTTAAGATAAATTAATTAAAGCGTTCTTTAGTTCAGTAATTTTGTCAGTTATCTTTTCAGATAGCTGAGATTTTACCAAGCAATTCCGTTTTTTCTGTTTCACTTGCCACAATACTCGGCATTTCATCAATCAGTTTCAAAACCGTTCTATATAATGCCATCGGATTGTCATGCGCATCTTCAAGTTTGACATTATTAATTACATTACAAAGCAATTCCTTGCTTACCAATATCATATTTTATCTCCTTTAAGATAGTTGAGATTTTAGTTGTAGTGCATATCAGTATTGATAAACTCAACCTCTAAAAACTCTGTAGGATTTTTTCTCATAATCCAATCTGCGTATGTTGCAATGTTCAACGCACAAAGATAATAACCTACGGCATTGAAATGTGCATATCTCTTATTAATGCTCAAAAGATTTGCTCCGTAGTAGTCATACATTTCTTTTCCATATCTGTATAAATCCATCAGATACACGTTATTAAACATTGTAGCAATCGTTCTGACGGCATCGTTATATCCGTTATTCTCTGGACTTGATGCCTTGTCGAGTGGGTCTGTCATTACAAAGATTTTAGCCTTTGGATAACGTACTTGTATCTTCTGAATTATTTTTCCGTAGTTGCCGTAGTAGGTATCTGCGTTCTGTGCAGGGTCTGAAAGATTAATATCTCCCCTTGTGCCAACTGGAATACTCTGATTGTTGTCATTCTGTCCAAGACCGATAAAATAACAATCGCAAGCATGATTTCCATCAAAAGCAAGGTTTCCACCAAGGTCACCGGTCAACCAATCCCTTGTACTCCATCCACCTCTTGAGAAATTGTAGTAGGTATTACCTGTCATTCTCGCAAGGTACTGCCCCCAAGAAAATTCATATAAATCTGCTCCCTGTTCTATTCCTTGAGCATTTTTGAACACGCAACAACCACTTGAAAGGCTATCACCGATACAACCAACTTTTCTAAATACGTGTAAAAGTCCTGCATCTTTTCTGATGACGGATAACGGATTTTCGTTTGGTACTTCGTTCAAATTATCATCAATCTTTTTGACCATCTCAAAAAGTGTGCCTTTTTCCTCATACATTTCAAACTCGATTGAAGGATAACGAGTTGAGTATGAAATCTGAATGTACTTCGCATTTGTAGGAATGGTAATATCGAATTCCCAAGGCTCTTCGACAGCAGATGTATTTCCACTTTTTCCGCTTAACAAACATTTCCAAGATGCATCGCTTACAACATATGCCATATCACCGAACGCACACGTTTTTACATGTATCGTCTTATCAATCAAAGGTGTAGCATCTGCGATATATGCGATTTTACTGCCTATATAATCAATTCTTTGGCTGTATTCGCTGACAAACTTGCCGTCAATCCAAGTATGCTCGATAGCATATAAGGCTTTTTTATCGCCAATATCTTCCCTTAATGAACTAATCGCATTTCCTGTGGCTTTTGCATCGGCAATACCGCCTTCAACGGTAAGAGTTTTATCTGGCTGTGAAACATTCTGAATGTCCGTAATGGCTTGTTCTTTTGCAGAATTTACATTTTTCACCGCCTCGTCAGATGCAGTTTTGGTAATAGCCAGAAGTTGATTAATTATATCTTTGTTGTTTTCATCAAGAGATGGCTGGTCAACTTCGATTCCTTCCAAAACAGGAATTTGCGCTACGGTAGTGTTCCATTCAATACTGATATTTGAATCAGAATCTGTTTTAACAGCGCAGACAATGAATCTTATTGTTCCCATGTATCGCGCGGCGTTTTTTCCAATGACCCATGAAAATGTTATGTTATCTTCGTTTATAGAAGCATCTTCGCAAATGTATTGGTCTTTTATGGAAATGTCTGGATCTACGCTACTTACATTTTCAAAGTTGATTCGAATTGAAAATTTTGATAAATCAAGATTATCTCCCACTATCTTCGGACAAGAAAATTTAATTCGTTCTGCATTTTTATCAGATTGCACCGCCCCAACTACGATTTCTGGAGGCACAAAAATAGTTCTTGTTCTGGAGTCGATTGTGCATATTCCGTTGCTTTCTAATAATGTAGTTGTTTCCGCTGTTGAATCTGAATCCATAAGTAAATCAAGTGCTGATGTCATTTTTCTACCCCCGTTGTGGAATCGTTATTTTATCTGATGTTATAATAAATTTACCGTTGTCTTTTATACCTGTGACCGAAACCCCAAAATAATCCCACGCAAGAGCTTTAGATGGAATTTCACATTGTCCATTTTGTACCAATATCGGATATTCTTTGTCCATCCGCCAAAAAGAAGCTGCTATCTTACATCCATTCCATTCAGGTGAAAAAGAAAAGAACGCTTTTAAATATCCAGAAGTTCCTTTTACAAGTCCAGTAAAATCGCAACTTGGGTCTTGGTATATTTTTTGATTTTCAACTTTAAATTTTAAAATTCTCATACAAATATCCTTTCTGGTCTGACAGGGGGCGCATATATAAATTGATTTCCTAAAATATCTCTGGTCACCACAATAAGAAATGGTCTATCTTACGCCACTTTTTCCAATAAATACGGAACAAAATGTATTGCTTCATCCCCTACAATCTCATATGCGATTTCGAAAATCTGTCTCGCTTTGTCAGCAATTAGATTGGCAATCAATTCTTCTACTTCTACCCAATTCTCACGGGGCACAAGTCTATGCAGTTCTTTAAGAAATCCGCTCGAAAACATCATTGCATGGCTTAACTCATGTAGAACTACCCTTGTGAGAAAATCACCCGAAATAGCATCAGAAATCCAAACAGTTCTTGTGTTTCCGTCCGTCACAGCGCAGGTCATAGTACCGGTACGGTCAATCAGCACTGGGTTCTCCGGATGAGTGAACCGAACTTTCCATTTTTGCCCATTCATGTAAAATTGTCTTAGCATAAAACCACCGCCTTTAAACCAAAAAGCCCCTGCTACATTCCTGTAACAAGGGCCTTGTTTTTAATTCATCTGTTGAAGAAGCTTAGTCAAATCAGTTTTCATCTGTTGTCTAAGGGTTGCGTCTGCATCCGACCACATCTCAGACATGGTACGAATAACATCCTGCGTGTACTCTTTCATCGAACTGTCCATCTTCTGTTTTGAATCTGCATCTTTGGAATCATGGTAATGTCTGCGATTCTCACTGTATCTGTCATAGGCTTCACCATATCTGGACTGTTTATGGTTCATTCCATCCATTCTCATATCACTACGGTCCGGATGATATCCCATGCGGTACATTTTCTGCTCAAACTCTGGATTGTTCAGATACTCGTCCATCCAGTCATCATCTTCCATGTACAGGTACGGCTTGTATCCCATGCGGCTTCCTCTGCCCTTTGGGGCAAATCTGCCATTGGAATAGCGATATCTGTCATATCCCATGCGCCCAAGATACTTTTCTTCCTGTTCGCATTCGTCCATAGCTTCTACGATTCTGTAATCTTTATCTGCACAAATCGCACATTTCACAGATTCCATGCAGTCCTTCAGATCGTCCCAGTCTTGAGCACTGAGATTATCGAAGCCATGTGTCTTGGCTTTTTCCATAGCCCATTTTCCCATTTCCATTGCAACTTTATGCATTACAG